CCGGGCACGCGGTCGGCAAGCCAGAGAACCAGCCCGGGGAGACATTGAATCCGACGCAAACAGTCGAAGCACCCGGCCGCGGGTGAGCAGCGCGAGGCGAAAGCCCACGCAGCAGCGAGAACGCGGCCAGCCCGGTAGGGCCTCTGTGGTTCTCCCAAACCCGCTCTACCGGGCACGCGGAACAATCCGCCAGATCTGATGGGAGTCGGAGATGAATCGATTCGAGAGCAAGTGCGCCAGCTGCGACCAGCGAATCACCACCAGCAACGGCGGTGCGAGTTGGAGGCACGACAAGGCGCCCGCCGAAAAGCACCACGCGCACGCGCACGGTGTCATGACGCAGCTCTGATCGGGAGCGGCGATACCGGGACCGGCCGGAGCACCCAGGTTCAAGCCCTGGCGCCGCACGGGAAGCAGCAAGAACGCTGAACAGCTTGGGTGAGCGAGCTAGATCGCCGCCGTGTCCCGTCTCGCGTAACACGGGCGTTGCCAGGGCCGTACGTAACTGGCCAAGGGAAATCCACCGCCGAGTGAAGAGGGTGGAGTCGCAGGGCCCGCCATGGCCCGGGTCACGGACTAGCGGCATTCGGGAGCGAGCCCCGACGTGACACGCGGAACAACCCGCCATGACGTTGGGAGACGACATGAGTGAGACCGAAAAGACCTATCCGCCACTGTTCAGCTCGCCGCGCCGCGTGCCGCAAGACGGGACGTGGGGAGGCCAGATCCCGACCGACCAGTTGTGGCTGTACCTGAACACGATCGAGGTCGCCCACTGCCACGGCAGTGCGGTCGAGCCCGACGCGTGGGGGCAGTTGCTCTGGATCTCGGAAAGCCCTGCCCAGGGCTGGGACGTCTGGCTGGGGTGTGACCGGGAGTGCAAGCTCCAGTCGTGCTTCGGAGAGAGCCCCTACGCAGTGCGGATGGTCTGATCAGGCCGGCCGGGCACCTCATTGTGGGCCCGGCCGGCGCCATGCGGCCAACCACCGCAGTTGAGGTCATCGAGTGTTGGGAGACACCAATGACCCGCATTGAAATCGAGCTTCGCAGCTACCGACGTCTGTGGATCTTCGTAACGGCCACGACGGTGATCGGCCTCGGCCTCACCGTCGTCCTGAACGTGATGCACGCCCCGCCGACTCTCGGCGCGCGGATTGTCGGCGGCACCCCGCCCGTGTTCGTCCTGTTCTGCCTCGAGCTGATCTCGCGGATCCCCGCGACCAGCCGGCTGCGGTCAGGCTTTCGCGTGGCCGCTTCGATCGTGGTAACCGGACTGAGTTTCGCTGTCTCCTACGAGCAGCAGCGCGAGTTCGTCGTGGAGTTGGGCTTTGACGGCTGGGTGGCCTACGTCTTCCCGGTCATCATCGACGGCGCCATGGTGGTCTCGACGCTGTCGCTGGTGGAGGTGGCGGTCAAGGTCCGGCAGCTGCGTACCGAGGCGGCCACCGACGGCCAGCCTGTGGTCGCGCCGGCCGTAGTGACACCGGCGGTCCTCGACGCGGAGCGGGCCGGCCAGAGGTTCCGGGAGGCCGCCGCCAAGCTGCGGCAGGAGTCGACGGTGGCGGCGCTGAACGGGAAGCCGATCGAAGTCCCCGCACTCGTCGAGGCCGCGTAGCTCACGGAAAGGCCCCGCAGGCCCGGTCACCCGGTGCCCTGCGGGGCCTTTTTTGTTGCCTATCGTCGAAGTGCTTCGATAGAACGCAAAAAGCATGCGGCACCTCGAGTGCAATCGAGGTGCCGCTCTCCCGGTGATGGGATTTGCAACAATTCTAGTCGAACTCGCCCGCACGCACGCCGGCGAAGAACGCCTCGACATCGATCGTGCTGAAGCGCAGGACCGGGCCGGCCGGATCCTTCGAATCGCGGACCTCGACCAGGCCGTCGGGCCCGACCCGCAGCTCCACACAGTTCGCGCTCTCCGACGACTTCGACGACTTGCGCCATGTGCCATTCAGGGCTGCCATGGGCCGACCCTATGCCGCGGCCAGGGCGGCGCCGGTGGCGTCGCGCACGTTGCCTGACCACTCCGTGACGTGGTTACCTGTGCAGCCGTTGCTCGAGCCGTATTCGAAGGTTCCGAACCGGTTACCGGTGATGCGCACCCGGTCCACCGGGCCCTGGCGCGCGCAGTACAGGGTGTAGGTGCCGCCGGCGAACAGATTGCCCGCGATCGTCACCCGTGCATTCTGAGCGCCGCCCTCGTCCCACATGATGATTGCCGAGGTCGCGCCGTTGGCCGGCCCCACGTTGATCGTGTTGTGCTGGAACACGATGTCGCTGGCGCCCTCGTTGAACTGGGCGCCGTCGGTGTGCGCACTGCCCTGGCCGCCGTTCATGTCGTGAATCCAGGAGTCGACCACCGACACCCGGCCGGCCACGTTCAGCCCGTTCTCGCACCGCGTGATCTCGACCCGCAGCAGCGACAGGTCGGACGACCCGAACGCGTTGCCGTTGAACCCGCCGCAGCTGATTGTCGAGTCGATGACGGACAGGCCGGTCGAGAAGTTACGTACGCCCCAGAAGCAGCCGGCCACGTTGAACACGACGTTGCGGAATGTCACGCCAGCGGCGCGCACCTCGACGCAGCCGTTGATGGTCGTATTGGCCACCACCTGGCCGGCCACCGCGAACGTCCGGTTACCGCTCAGCACTGTCCCGCTGGCCGCCGAGCTCGCCCCGGTCGACATCGCGTCCGGGAACCCGCAGCGACCCGGCGCTGCCTGGCAGTTCGTGCTCGGCGAGGATGGCGAAGTCGAAGCGCTCGGTGCCGGGGTGGATGGCGAGGATGTAGGGCTGGCCGATGGGGACACAGTCGGCGTCGAGCTGGGTGATCCTGAGGCACTTGGCGACGATGTTGGCGAGGTCGATGGCGCACTCCCTGGGTCGCAGTCGAGGATGAAGCCGCCGTTGGACTTGGCGGTCTGGGTACAGGTCAGGCCCTGCGCCGCGGCGGCCGCCCGCTGGGCTGCGCTGGCCGAAGACGGCGAACTGATCACGATGGCGCCGGCCACGGCGAGCAACAGAATGAAGCCGACCAGGGCGGCCGCGAGCTTCCAGCGGTGCATCGTCGGCGGTTCAGGCAATCGGTAGGTCATGGATCGACGGTACCGAAACCTAGTGACTTGTCAAACGGTGTCGAAGTCGCCGGCCTTGACCGCGGTCACGAGCGCGTCCCACTCGTCGCGTGACACCAGCACGGAGCCGGCCTGCGATCGAAACACAATGAACCGGCTATCCCGCAGCGCCTGGACCCCGACGCAGGCGCTGGTGTCGCACCGGCCACGCACCCAGGCTGGCGGAATCCCCTTCAGGCGTCATCGTCGCGGACGCCCTCGGCGTGCGTGAGCGCTGGCCCGTCGCCGGTCGCCTGGTTGATGGTCAGCGACGCCAGCAGCGAGAACGCCGCGGCCACGCCGGCCGTGACCAGCACGCCCCGCCACGGCACCTCGGCCAGATTGGTCACGCCTGCGGTCAATGCGCCCGTCGCCCCGGCCGCGGCCGCGCGGACCATGCGCTCAGCGGTGGCCTTCCAGAACGCCTTCGTCCAGATACTCATGCCGCTATCGTCGTCCCTCCGTGTGTCCCGTCGAAGCCGCCCTGCCCACCGGGCGGCGGAGCGGCCAGCACCACGGCGGCGTGGCTGGCCACGTGGGCGGCCAGGTTGGACTCGATGCGGTTCATGCTGTCACGCATCGAGCCGCCGTGGTTGGGCCTGAACTCGGCCTCGACTGCGGCCATGCGCACCATCATGCCCGGGCGCTCGGGCACACCGGGACGGCCAGGAATGCCGCCCCAGTCTTCCGCGAACAGTCGGAACTGCTCCATCGTGGCGCGCAGCGGCTTGACCACCTTGGTCCAGGCCAGCCCGGCCGTGGTGATGACACCGCCGAGCGCTCCGGCGCCCGCGGCCACGATGGACGCGTCAATAGTGAATTCCACGATGAGCTAGTGCCCGAGCGTGCCGGGCACCGAACCGATCGTCGTCTTGTCGAGCTCGGCCCGGATCTCGGCCACGGTCGCCCCGCCCCCGGTCCCGCCGCCGCCACCAGTAGCGACCGGACCGAACGCACCGGGGCCCCAGCCGTCGCGGGTCGCGCCACCGTTGGTCAGACCGAACAGGCCCTCGCCGGCGAGCGTTCGGATGTTGATGACGTCGGTGTCGGTGACGGGCCGCGACGTCATCCCGTCGCACAGGTAGAGCTGGCCGGTGTGGTTGTCGCGTGCGATCACGTACTGCTGCATGTCGCTCCCCGATGGCGAGTTGTTGATCTGCTGCGCTCTGGCCAGAATGGCCGGGCGCTGATCAATGATGGGCTGGCCCGGACAGTCCGGGTGATTGCCCCAGGCCACGCCGCCCATGGCGTGGAAGCCCAGCCCGCGGCCGGACGGTGAGTTGGCCAGCGCGTAGGGCCAGCCGTAATCGCGGACGCCACGGGCGTACAGCTGGGCGACGACCTCGACCTGGGCGGCCGAGAGCGGGTTGCCCGAGTAGTCCTCATTCTCGACCGAGATCCAGTACCCGTTGCCGGAGCCCTGCGTCCAGGCCGTGATCGACGTGTCAACGAGTTGCTGGCACGCGCCGGCCTTCGACGTGCCGAAGTGAAACGACACCATCGACGCGGGATTCTTCGCCCAGGAGACCGAGCCGGCCAGCGAACCCTGCATGATGTGCAGCACCAGGCCGCGCTGCTCGCGCATCGAGCCGGACTGGTTCGGGGTAGGCCCGACCCAGGTGGCCAGATCAGTCCAGCGCGCCATCGCCGAACCCCCATTCGGCGGCCTTCTCGTCCCAGTCGACGCCTGGATCGCAACGGGTCACCAGGGCGGTCACAGTCTCGCCGGGCGCCCCGTCCGGATAGACCTGGGCACAGATGACGCCGTCGGCGTGCAACATCTTGAAGGCGTAGAAGTCCGGGCCCTCGTCGGTGGCGTCATCGACCATGACATCGATGACGCGATCACCGTCTGCTGCGTAGCCGATCACATGAAAGATCGCCATGGGCCGGAGCGTAGCAACCGCTTGACGCGTCACGCAATCGTCACGCGCTTCGATGCCGCCCCGGCACGCCCTCGCTGCAGGTCCAGGGCGTGCGCCCACGCTTCCATCCAACGCCACGCCGACGCCTCGTAGGTCAGGCCGTGCTCGACCACCGCCGCGCGGCCCACGAGAGACTGCGCCCGACGAAGCCCTCGGTCGCGAACCAGTCGGCCGACCTCGCGGTACCAGTCGCCGGGCCCCTTGGCCATGCGACCGACCCCGGTCAGGCGCCAGAGCTTCTCATACTCGGCCCGCGGCGAGGCGACCCACGGCACGCCCAGAGCCATGTACTCGAGCGGCTTCAGCCAGCTCTTCGCGGCGTTGAAGGCAGTGTCTGCCAGCGGGGCGATGCCGACCCCCATCGTGGCCACGGCGGCCGGCCAGTCGTCGAAGCCCACGTCGCCGGTGGTCTCGACATCGCCTTCGCCCGGCGCCAGGCCCAACGCTCGACGTAGGCCCTGGTCGTCGCGGTGCTGGCGGTAGTCGGGGCCGGCGCCCCAGTACGGCACACCTTCGCGGACCAGGCGCGCCACGGCCGGGCCCACCACGTTCAGGTCGGTCGGATGGGAGTGGACGGAGCCACCCCAGCCGATGGTGGCCTCGTCGCGGTGCGGCACGTCGAGGTACCGGGCCGGCACGCGGTTCTCCAGCACGACGCCGCGCCCGTGCGGGGCGTACGCCTTCAGTAGCGGCGGGGTCGAGACGGTGACCAGGGTGGCGTCGAGGCAGGCCTGTAGCGCGTTCTTGGCGGAGTGCAGCGGCGAGCCGCTGTCCTGATGCATGCCCCAGAAGGCGGGGTTGTTGGGGTCGATGCGTCGCAGGTCGTCGTCCATGTCGACGACGACGGCCACCCCGCGGCGGCGCATCTCCGGAATGCCCTGGCCCATGGTGGTCATGGCGACCCGCTGCAGCACGATGACGTCGGCGTCAGGCGGGAAAGTCAGCGAGGCTGGCAGCAGCCGGCCGGTCCGCGTGTCCACGCTCCCGCCGATGCCCTCGCGGTCGGCGGGCATCACGACCCGAACGTCATGCCCCTGCTCGCGCGCAGCTCGGCCAGGGAAGGCCAGACGATAGAACCCACATCCATAGGGGTCGGCGGGGTAGACGTAGACGATCACTTCGCTGGCGAGCTCGCGCGGCGCGCCATCGTCTCGGCCGTGATCTTGTGATTATGCATGTGGATACTGCGGGCGGCATGCATGCCGCCCGCAGGCCAGTCACTGAAGCCACACACCTCGCAAGGTGCTAACTGGATCACTGCATCGCCGGGCTGCGGCCAGTCGACGACGATCGACTGAGGAATAACCTGAAGGCCGTCGATCAGCACCTCATGGAACGCCGTCGGCGCCCCCACGGCGGCGATGATCTCCCCGAACGCCTGGGCCGCCCTGACGACGTGAGCCGCCTCGGCCGGCGTGTAGCAGTTGCCCGGAGCCTGGATGCGCCAGACCTGCGTGCTCATGCGACAGCATCCCCTCTGGTGCTCAGCCCTCCGGTGTTGCCAAGGGTCCCGTCTGGACGGATCGTGTGTCGGTAGAGCCAGGTTTTGCGGACCAGATGGCCGATCTTCCCGCCGGCCGCCTGGCACCCGAGCGTGAACGCGAAGTCCTCGCCAGAGTTGGCCTCGCCGCGGTCGAGGGATTTGAAGCCGACCGACTGGGCCAGCTCGGTGCGGACCAGGGTCGTAATGGTGGTCTCGATCGGGTTGGCCGGATCCCATGGGTTCAGGTAGTGCGACATGGGGAAGATCGGGTCGTCGTCGAGGACGCGACGGTTCCCGCCGCCGAAGTCCTGCATGACGCGGAACCAGGAGTAGACGAAGTCGAAGTCGTTGGCCTGGGCGAAGTTCAGCAGCTTGATCAGGTGGCCGGGCAACGGGATGTCGTCGCTGTCGATCGGGGCCACCCAGTCAGTGCGGGCCATTTCGAGCGCGCGCTGGCGCGTCACGGCCGCCCCGTCGCCGTCCAGGTCGATGGCGACGCAGTGGGCGTCGGGCAGCAGCTTCTGGGCGTGGATGCCCTGCAGGCATTCGGCGAACTGGCCGTTCGCGATCCGGGCGGGGTGAACGGGGGTGATGACGCTGATGGTCTGGCGGCGCTGCATCGCGCTGTCCTTTCAGGTTCCGTGCGGGTCGAGGGACCACATGGCCCAGGGCAGGTTGGCGTTCCAGCCCAGCCCGGGCACGATGGACTCATGTCGAGCGAATGACTCGGACAACAGAGCCTGAACCCGAAGAAGCGGCGGCAAGCTCAACTGGTCCTGATGCGAATACATGACGTTGGCCCGCCACCACAGCTCGCCCAGATCGTTGACCATGTTCGTGTGCCGCCGGACCATGTGCCCGGTCGCGAACAGGCCCCAGCCCTCGGGGTGACTGCTGGCCCGAACCGCATCGATCTGACGCTGGAGAGCCTCGACGCTGTACCGACCAGCGCAGACCGCGGCGGTGTAGGCGTGCTCGGTGTAGACGCAGCTGCGCCACGGGTGGGCCATGAGCGACCACTCATCATCGCCCAGGGCTGCGACATTTCTGGCCACCCATTCGGGGCCGGCCATCGTGATGCGCATGTTTCCGTCGACCCAGATCGACGCGTCGACTATCTGGGTGATGTCGCCCTGGAGTCGAGCCCAGTGCCAGGTGGCCTCGACGGGATGCGTCTTCCAGTACTTGTGAGCCAGCATCGGCGTGACGACCGCCGGGTCCCCGTTGGCGGGGTCGGCGGTGAAGCGGTCATATGGCGTCAGGTCGAAGACGACGGTCCAGCCGCCCGCGGCCGCCGACTCGGCGATCTGCTCGTTGTCGGTGAGCATGATGGCCGGGATGCCGAGGTCGGGCGGCAGCGGCTTCGCCGTGGCCTCGTACGTGCCGTACACCGCGGAATACAACGCCAGCTTCATGCGACGCCCCAGTCCGCGCGTTCGGGCTCGCGACAGAGTGGCTGACACGGCGATGAGCCCGGCTCGACCCCTGACCCGTCACACGCGACACACTCGCCGCCGCGGTCGTCTTCGCCGGACCCGAGGCAGCACCAGCAGGAACCGCGCTCGTCGTTCAGCGTGTAGAGCGTGCCCGGCAGAATGGGCTCACTCACGGCCGGAGACCCGAGTGGTACTCCTCGCCGAACGGCGCACCGCGGTACGACTCGACGGTCTCGCGCAGCGCCCCGGTCCAGAGCTCGCCGCCGTAGATGCCGCGGGCCATGTCGCGCGGGTGCCAGTCCAGCAGGTCCCAGCCCCGACCGGTGGCGGCCACGTTGGTCGGCGTCTCGCCGATGCGCATGGGCTCATATTCGACGCCGGCGGTCGAGCCGGTGATCTTCAGGACTTCCTCTGCGATGTCCTTGACGGTAACCTCGATGCCCAGGCCGCCGTCGAACACCTCGTCGTTGCCGAAGTTGCAGGCGTCGACGAGCATGCGCGCCACGACGCTGACCGGCACCGGATCCACCAGAGCCGACCCGTCCCCCCAGATCGGGATGGGCTGGTTGTTCCAGGCGGCGATGGAGAACGTCGGGCCGAACTTGCGGGGATGGCCGGGGCCATACGCCTGGCCGGGCCCGTGCGCGTTGTAGGCGATCACGTGCGAGCTGCGCAGACGGCCGGCCGCGGTCATGGCCGACGTGATGCGGTGGGCGCCAACCTTGGTCGCGCAGTAGATCGACGGGAAGACGTCGGGCACCAGGATGCCGACGTAGTTGGCGTCGTTCTCGCTGCACCATTTGGCGACGCGGTATGACCCGAGGACGTTCTTTTCGATGGCGTCCTCGATGGTCTCGAAGAGCTCCATGGTGCCGAGCACGCCGGCCAGGTGAATGACCGCGTCGGGCGCGAAGTCGTCCATGGCGTCGAGCGAGCCCAGAATGTCGTTGCCCTCGCGCTTGTCGAAGAACGCGACGTCGTGGCCAGCCCGGTCCGCCCAGTCGGCGACGTGCGAGCCGATGAACCCGCGCCCCCCACTCACCATGATTCTCATTTGCCGAAGTGTCCCTTCTCGGTCAGTGCGCGGATCTCCGCGAGGGCGGTGTGCGCGTCGAGGGCGGCCGAGCGGCCCAGGATGGCGTCGGGCACCAGATGGCGCGGCATCCACGTCTCGACGATCTTGTCATAGGCGCGGTCGAGGACGACGTTGCGCGGGTCGAGGCCGGTCACGACGAGCGCGCCGGTCGGCGAGACGTCCACGAGCAGCTGGTCGAGGTCGGGGCGGTGCTCGGACAGGATGGCCATGAGCTTGAACACGTCGCCGGTCCAGTCGCCGGGCGGCTGCACGCGCCAGGCGATGTCCTGGCTGTAGGGCAGCACGTCATCGAACACGACGACCGTGCCCAGGCCGGCATGGCGCTCGATGTGGATGAAGTCGCGCAGGGCGTCTTCGAACAGATGCGAGCCGTCGATGAAGGCTAAGTCGACGGTCGGGCGCTCGCACGACGTGCACGCGTAGTACGCCTCGATGGTGCCTTCCTCGAGCTTCTGGTTGCCGCGGCGGTACTGCTGCTGCACGGCGGCCAGGTCGATGTCGATGCCGATGGCCACCCCCGCCGCCTCGGCCAGGGCCAGCGACGCGCCGGTCTGCACGCCGACCTCGAGGTAGGTCTGCGGCTTCAGAATGGCGTGCAGACCGTCAAGGAACTGGTACCGGGTCAGGCTCGGGGGCGGCAGAGGCTTCATGGTCGCCGACGATATCAGAGCGCTTGACATGTCACTAGCCTGACCTGCGCGAACGGGATTGCTAGGTTTGTTAACTGGCCTTTCGAGCGCTTGCTTGGTTGCACGTCCTTTTCGGTCCACCGACCGAACTACCACGGCCGCCAGCCGTTGTACTTGCCGACGAAGCGCTGGGAGTCGATGGCGACCTGAGCGGCCATGTGCCCGGTCCAGCCGTCCGGGATGCGGTTCGGCACGGGGTGGTCGCCGATGAGCGCCATCCCCCCGGATTGACGAGCCTGGATATCTAGGTCTGTGTCGCCGAACCAATAGTGGAACTGCTCGTCGGCGCGGACCGGGCTGATCGGGTCAATGATCCAGGCCCACCCTGGCATGCGTCCGACCAGATCGCTGTCGGGCGCAGTCTTCACCCGGGGCGGGCCGATCCAGCCGAACGGCTCCGGGGCGGACGCGCCGATGACCGCGCCGGTGTCCGCCATGGCCTTGGCCACCGCGTCGAACCAGCCCGGCGGGGGCGGGGCGTCGTCGCAGAGCACCGCGACGAGCGGCGAGTCGAACACGTCGGAGTCCTGGTTGCCGTGGACCGTCAGCGCCATCTCGATGCCCATGTTCCAGAGCTTTGAGAGGTTCGGCGGCTGGTCCGGGACGGACACGACCGCCGTCTTCCACGTGCCCAGGATCCGCGTGCCGGCATGGAATTCGCGGAAGTTGACCGGCGGCGTGCTGGCGTTGTCGATGATGATGACCATGTCGACCTGCGGCCCGATGGCGCACCACGTCTCGCAGAGCAGCTCGGGCCGGTCGTGGGTGAGAATCACTGCGTAGCGGTTCATGCCGGCCACCCTACCCTCGACCACTTGACATGTCACTAGGCCAATCGTCAGATGGTCTTGACGGCCGGATAGAGGGCAGCGGGACCGGCGTAGACGATCTCCAGGTAGCGCGTCTGATCGAAGTTGCCGAGCATGGTGACCGTGCCGCCGAAGCCCTGCAGGGTGAGCAGCATAGAAACGGTCGTGTCGACGGTGAAGGCGAAGTGCCAGGCCGCCCCACACCACTGGGAGAAGCCGGCCGTGACCGCCATCTGGTAGGCCGAGACGTTGACGATCGTGCCCGCCACGGTGCCGGGCCGAACCCGGTAGAGCGCGGTGGCGTTGCTCGCGCTGCTGCTGGTGTCCCCGTACCAGGTGGCTCGGTAGACCTGGCCGGCCAGGAATGTGTAGGCCGGGGCGGTGAATACCGGGACCTCGACCGTCACCGGGCCCGCGTCGGCCCGGGCCGCGACGTACGAGACCACGGAGCCGACCGCAGGCACCAGCGCGGCGACGCCGCAGATGAAGTTGCCGCTGGGCGGCACCACGTCCACATACACGCGCTGGCCGACAGTTACCGCCCCGATCATCGACACCATGCCGATGGCCTCGGTGTCGCCGTCGAGAGTGACTGTGATGGGGTCGGCCGTGGAGACCGTGCCGATGGCGAGTTGCCAGGTCAGGCCCAGGCGCCGAGAGTTCTCCTGAACGGCCAGGATGCGGGCGGCCTCGTCGTTGGCGCCGGCGCCCTCGTTGCTCATGAGTACGACCTTCGTAGAACGTGGCTCATGGCCTCGCCTGCGACCAGCGGCATCGACCAGGACAGCTCGAGCCAGTTGAAGCCCTGCCAGCGGATCACGTTGTAGCCGTCGTGGCGCGGGTCGGCTGGCGTGGCCAGCACCACCTGCTCCGCCGCGGTGGCACGTTCGGCGATGCCACGGGCGACGGCGGCGGCCTGGCCGGAGTCGGACAGCTGCAGGTTGAAGGTCTTGGCCCGCACGTAGCCGATGTTGGGGATCGAGTTGGGGGCGTTGACGGGCACATCGGCCACCCCCACCACCGGCTCTTCCGAGTTGGCGGCCGCGTTGGAGATGACGACGAAGCGGTTCGGCGCGGTGAGCAGCTCGTCGGTCTCGACGATGTCCGAACGGATGACCCGGTAGCCGGCGTCGAAGTCGATGTCGGGCACCTGGTTGGCCGGGTCGAAGGTGCGCTCGAAACGCAGGACGCCGTTGTTGTCGAACCAGGGCGACCAGTAGTCGCCGGCCACTGACAGCGCCTCGAGCACCTGGCCGCGCGTCGTGCCGATGCCCCACGAGTCGGCCGAGAGGTACGACGACTGGTCAGAGAGAAACGTGATCGGCAGGCCGGTCAGCACGTTGGTCAGGACGGTGACGACGGGCAGCCCGATGCCGCTGACCCCTGCGGTCAGTTCAGTGTCGATCAGGAACATCTCGTCGTTGAGTGTGGGGCGGGCCAGCCGGCCGCCGGTCGAGAGCGTGCGCGGGTTGTCCGCCCAGGTGTAGCGACCCAGCGGCCAGTCGCCGTCGGGGCGGTCCGGGTTGGGCGCGCCGGGGATGGTCATGAAGACGAGGACGCGATCGGTCAACGCGTTGACCGCGGCGGTGTCGGCTCGCCCCAGCGACAGATTCAGCGTGCGCTTCACCGTCATCGACGTGTCATGGGTCAGGCTGGCGCCGCGGATCGGCGCGAGGTCGCCGAGGTGCTCGCCGGACACGCCATTGACGAGCTCGAAGCGGAACGTGTACTGCATCTGGCCGACCGCTGCGGACAGGTCCAGCTGCGGGGCCCGGGTGTCCGTGACGAGCAGCCGGCCGCCCGGCCACGCCGACCCGATGCCCGGCCCGGGGCTGGTCACGGATCCACCGGATACGGCGTCTGGGTGGTCTCGGTGATGGTGAGCCGAGCCACGTAGTTCTGGGCGTCGTTGCGTGCCGTGGTGGTCGGCACGCGCACGTTGGCGAACCAGCGGTTGCCGCGGTGGTCACGGACGCAGACGTAGGGCAGTTGCGCCCAGGCCAGGTCACGGATGGTCGTGGCGTCGGCCAGGGACGGCAGGGCGATGGCGCCGGCGGCGAGCAGCACGGTCCGGTCGAAGGTCTCCAGCCCGCGCTCGGTGCCGTGGAAGGCAACCGAGCCGTCCCGTCCGTACATGGGCTGGAACTGCACCATCTCGGCCTCGGGCAGGCTGAACCCTTCGGTCGGCGTGCCGTCCCATTGCATCTCGTAGGCGGCGTTGTCGGCGCCGGTCTGGTCGGCGTTGGACGTGAAGATGAGCGCGCCGGTCATGTCAGAGCAGCCGCCGGTGATGCCCGGGCTGGCCTGTGTGCCTGTGACGTAGGTCGACCAGGCGCCGGCGAAGTTGTAGGCGTTGAGGTTGCGGATCCGGTACACCGACGGGATGCCGACGCGGGCTTCGTAGTCGTTGAAGTAGGCCAGGCCGGGGTTGGTGGCCAGCATGATGGTCTGGAAGGCGGCGGCCACGCTGTCGTAGCGCTGCAACTCGTAGGCGCCGAACCAGTACGACGGCGGGCCGACCTGGAAGTTCTGGAACCGGACGACCGCGCCCAGGCCGTTGGACCGACCCAGAAGCCCGATGGCGGTACCGGCTGGCGGGCTGGCCGTGAAGCCTTCCCCGGTCCACAGTGCCGGCTCGGGCTCGTCGAGCGGCCAGGCCTTGCCTTTGACCTGCGTCCCGCCGGGCACATCCTGAACCAACATCTTCAGGTTGATGAACGCGCCGGCGCCGATGGTGAACGGCAGGGTGATGGTGGATGAGAGCAGCGATCCGACCGAGGCGTTCAGAATCTCGAAGATGGTCGTGCCCGTGGTGTCGGCCTGCACGAGCACCTGCAGGTGGTCCAGGGTCGTGACAAACCGGCCGACCAGGGCGGCTCGACCTTCACCGACCGCGGTCCCCGAGAGGCCGACTACCGCGGTCGCCTCGAAGTTCCGGGCTCCGGCGAGCGTGGCCGCAGCAGACGTGCCAGCCCCGTCGGGCGTGATGGTGGCCTGGGTGCCGTCGACCGCGTATTGGCTGGCGTTGCCGGTGGTCGTGTACGCGCCGCCGACGTCGGCCGACCCCATGCCGGCCACGACGGTGCGGGCGAAACTGTCGGACAGGTTGATCGTGTTGACGGGCAGTGACCAGGTCACCTGCTGGTAGCCGATGCCCGAGGGGATGCAGCAGGGCAGCGAGCCGCAGAGCAGGCCGACGCCGGACACCGGCTGGGTCAGCTGCGAGATGCCGACCCCGGTGATGGTGGCCGGGTCCTGGCTGAACATGAGCACCGCGTCAGTGGCGGCGTCGGCGGACGCGCCGGTCACCCAGACCGACGCCACGCCCTGCGGCATCCACGTGAGCTCGACGGTAGCGCCGGAGGGCGGCTGGTAGGTGGCCGCGCCGAGCTGGTTGGGCGACGGGACGAGCGTGTAGAGCGAACCAGGGACACCGGAGATCGCGGGCGCGCTGGCGCCCAGCACCTCCCAGCGGTTGCCCGCGGACTCGCCGGCGGCCGACCAGACCCACCCGGGCGTGCCGGTGGCGGCGCCCATGTTCGGCGCAGTCGTGAACCGCAGGGTGACCTCGCGCCAGCCGTCCAGGATCTCCGGCAGGTCGTCGAAAGTCGCGGCGGTGATGGACGTGGTCGAGCCGGTGAAGACGCCGTTGCCGGTCAGCGTCAGCGGCACGGTCGTGTTGCCGAACCGGCGGGCATAGTAGCGCACCTGCGGGTATGAGGCCGCCGAGCCCGAGATGTCGTCGTAGATCTCCTGAATGGCCGTCTTCGTGCCCCACACCTGGGCGGCGACCTGGCGGCCGTAGACGTGCGGTTCGGTCAGCGTCCCGCCCGAGGCATGCAGGCTGATCTGGGGCAGGATCATCGTGCCGGTGGACCCGGGCGGGGCCAGGGTGAACGGGTCGCCAATGTGGTCGGGCAGCGGGAACGGAATGTCCACTTCCACGCCGGGATGCGAGGGGATCTCGTACAACTGGCGGGCCGCGTTGAGCTCGGGGAAGTCCGAGGTGAGGTTACCGCCGAAGCCGATCTGACCGATCGAGACGAAAGACAGGGTCGGCGTATAGAGCCCGGCCGGGACGATCGGGTCGGCGTTCTGGCTCAGGTCGCGCATGACGACCCGGTTCATGCCGTAGCTGTAACCGAACTGCTGGGCCCCGTAGGCGACCCGGCGCTCTTCGCAGTAGATGACCCGCAGCGCCGCGTATTCCAGCGTCATGCGCACGTCGTTGCCGGTGCCGGCGGGGAACCCGTTGGCGGTAAGCGGAATGGCCACCGACAGTTGCAGCTGCTGGCGGCCGGCCCCGTAGCCCGGCTCGAAGCGCAGCAGGTCGGCGTACCGCCACGGCATCTTCTCGCTCGAGCCCAGGCTGGCCGTGTTCCAGCAGTTGTTGACGTCGCCCAGGTCGACGTAGGCGACCTGCATGTCCGCCCGGGACGAGCCGGTGCGCCCGACCACTGTGGACAGGTCGCCGAGCGTGCCAGTGTTGCTCTTGATGGACGAGGCGGTGAACTGCTGGCCTGAGCCCAAATCGTTCATCTGGGTCAGGACGGTCAGGCTGGTGCCGGGCGGATTGATGTAGTCGATAGCCAGGCCCACCGCGTCGGTGTCCTGGACGGAGCCGGCGTAGGCCAGGGAAACGTTCAGGATCCGCTTGTTGGCCAGCACCGGGTAGGACGAGACGTCGAAGAACAAACTCATCAACTGCGACGAGCCTGAGTTGTAGTTGAACGTCGCGTATTTGTCGTCGCCGGGCTGGTAGAGCGCATCGGCGTACGACGAGGAGTTCTGAAGGCTGATGTTGTTGCCGGTGATCGTCACCGACTTGGCCGGGATGAGCACCTGCTGGATGGGCCCGGTGTCTGCCTCGAGCCCGAATGGGTACAGGTTGACCGCGGCCACCTGGAACGACACGAAGTCGGCGGGGGCGCGGTGCACGTAGAAGCGGGCGTCGCGGACCTGGCGGGTCACCGTCTGCGCGTAGGCCGTCCCGCGCTCGACCGAGTTGATGACCGGCGAGTAGACGAGGTTCTCGTCCCGGATCGGCACCCACTGCTGGCCGAGAATGACCGGCTGATGGGGATTGTAGTTTCCTATCGGACTCGCCCCCCCATGTCAGTCATCTCGGCTTTCCCGGTCATGCGGTGCGCCCGGCCAGCGCGATGGCCCGCTGGGCCTGGACGCGGGCCATGAGCGCATCGCCGGCCGCGGCCCCCATGGCTCGGGCGTCGGCCTCGGTCGGCGTGCCGCCCCCGAATACCAGGTTGATCGTAATGCCCCCGAACGCCATGCCTCCGGCTCCGGCTCCGCCCGCGTTTCCGGCGCCGGGCGTGATCGGGCCCACCAGGTCGTTCAGGGCTGGCATACCGGCCCGCACGCCTTCCTCGATGCCGGCGGGGATCTGGCGCCCTACCTCGTCGCGGAAGACGGTCGAGGGCGAGTGGATGCCCAGGGCGGCCTTGACCGGGCCGGTCACGAACTCGTTGACGAAGCTGGTGATCTTGCCCCAGAGCCAGCCGCCCATGCCCTTGATGCCATCCCACAGGCCGGTGATCAGGTCACGGCCTTTCTGGACCAGCAGCGCGCCGAAGTTGCCGAGGGCCTCGAGGATGCGATCGGGCAGCGCCTTGAACCAGAGAACCAGGTTGATCACGAAGAGCGCGATGTCCGCGATGAACTCGCGCAGCTTCAGGCCCATCATCGCGCCGAAGCCGAAGATGGCTTTGGCCGCGTTGACCGCGAACTCGGACACGGCCTGCCAGGCCTTGGCGAAGGCGCCGCCGATGGCCGCGCCGACCTCGGTCCAGTTGATCATGGCGAGGGCTTTGCCGACCTCGCCGATGGCCTTCGCCATGTAGTTCAAGACCGGCGTCAGCGGCACCAGGACTGCGGCCAGCAGTTTGATGATGGGGATGGCCAGCAGGGCGAGCACGCCGATGAACTCGGCCAGCACGGGCAGCACCGGCGCCAGGGCGACGACCAGTTGGCCAATGGCCTCGCCGAGGGGGATCAGTGCCGGCCCGATGGCGTCGAGGACGGGCCCCAGGGCGTCAAGAATCGGGTTCAGGATCGGCACGATGGCCGTGATGAGCTTGCCCAGAATCGGCAGGATGGCCGACAGCGCCCCGCCGAGGCTCGGCGCCAGCTGGCCGATGGCCGACCCGATGACCGGCGTGAGCTCGGCCAGCGCCGACTTGATCTCTGGGATGACCGGCTGGAAGGCCCCGGTCAGCGCGATCGAGATGGTGTCCTTGAACGTGGAGAAGACGCCGGTCAGGGTCTGGGCCTGGGCGGCCATGGCCCCGGCTGCACCGGGGAAGGCGGCCATCCCCTTCAGCAGGGCGTTGATGCCGGTCTGGGCGTCGACGCCACCGGCAGTGATCAGGTCGAGCGTGTCGGCGACGGACAGGCCGAGCTGGCTGGCAATGGCCGCGTTGGCGTTGAAACCAGGCAGGGCCTCGGCCAGTTGCATGATCTCTTCTTGGCTGAGCTTGCCCTTCGACTGCATCTGCGACAGCGCGCGGACCACGCTGTCGACGGACTCCTGCGTGCCGCCCAGGACGCTGACCAGGTCGCCGATGGTGGTGAGCATCGGGATGACGGCTTCGCGGGTCTGACCCATGGTCTGGGCCAGGACGAGCAGGCGCCGAGCAGCGTCGGACACGCCGGCGAACTCGAACGGCGTAGTCGCGGCGAACTGCTGCAGGTCGGTCAGGAACGACTTGGCTTCTTCGGCCGACCCCAACAGCGCCTGCATGCCGATGGTGGTCTGCTCGAGGTCGGCCGCGGCCTTCAGTCCGAAGCCGGTGATGGCGGCGAGGCCGGCCGCGGCCCCGACGGCCACCCCCGCCAGGCCGACCTTGATGAGCGACAGCGCCCCGCCGAACTTGCTCGACATGCCGCCGGCGGCCAGGCCGGCGCTGGCGTCGATCTCGGCGAACTCGCGTTTGGCCACCGTCGAGGTTTCGCGGAAGGCGTCTTCGGCCCTCTCGCCGCCGCGCTGGAACGCCGCCCCTACCTCGCGGCCAGACTGCCCGGCCGAGTCTTCGATGCGGGCGAACGCCTGGGCCACCGCGGTCTGGACACCGCGCAGGGCCGAGTCGAGGCCGGTCTTGAGTTGGCGCGCGAAGTCGCTGAAGTCGGGAACGATCTCGACTTCAGCGACGTCGATCGGCTGACCCATGGCCACCCCCGTGGCGGTCTACTGCGTTGGCGCCGGGGCCGGTCCGTTGCGGAACCGCTCCATGCGTTCGATGTCGGCTTTGCGCATCCTGGTCCACGGCGGTGGGCGCAGGCGCGGCGGTGGCGGTGGCGCGTCGCTGGACAACATGGCCTTCCAGGTGCCCAGCTCGCCGGTTACGAGTCGGCTGATGGCTTCATGTTTCTCCGGGACTGTGTGCAGCAGCAGGTAGTGGTGGACGAGGTCGAGCCAGTCGGGAACGCTCAGGGCGTGCTGATCGATTCGATTGGCGACGCACCATCCGTTGAAGACGTGTCCTCGCTGGTGCTGTTCATCTGCCCGTCCGTCGACCCATCTGGCGAGGGCGAGGACGGCACCGTAGGGCGGAGACCGTAGCGCTCCATCAGGTAGTAAAAGGCGGGGATGGCCTGGGCCATGAGGTCGATCGGCTGGGTGGCCTCGTCGCTGCCGTCGGCCCAGAGCCGCGCCTTGAACCGCTGACCGGACGCGCCGGGCATGAGTGCGGTCATGATGTCGCCCAGGGCCTCGAGCGCCTTGGTGACGCTGTCGGCGTCGGTGAGCGTGCTGACGTCGCCGAGCGCGGTGGCCTGAGCGGCGAGGCGCTTGAGTGTGATCGGCGAGAGCAGTGCCGGAGCGCTGAACAGGTCGTCGTCGATTCGGAACTGGTGGGGCTCGCGATGGATGGTGAAGTCGGGCACCGCTGCATCGGGTTGGGTCATGGCATGAGTCTAGATCGCGACGACCTCGCGTGATAGCGACGCTTCGGGCAGGGCGTAGGCCGCGGCCCGGGCCGGCGTGCCCGGCAGGAACATGGCGCCGGCCAGCCACCGCCAGGGTGCGACGTGACGCAGCGACCAGCGATAGGCGAAGGCGTATTCGCGGACGAAGGCCCGGCCGAACTGTCTCATGCCGCTGAATCTACACCACTTGACAAGTCACTAGGTTTCGCCGCTACGATGCGTGCATGCCGAAGGACCGACCACCACCCCAGCCGGCGCCGCCGAAGCCCCAGGGCCCGGCCGGCCCCCGACCCTGGCCCGGACCGAATCCTGGCAAAGTGCCGGCGCCGCCACCGACCAAGCCCCGCTGACCTCGACTCAACTCGACCTCGAAGGAACGACGATGCCACGACCGAAGAGCGGCCCCGCCGGGAACCAGGACAACGACAAGCGCGGCCGCGACATCCCGACCGGTGGCCGGACGAGCGGGTCGAAGCCCAGCGGCTCCGGGGGCGGAGACAGCCAGACCGAGCGCCACACCGGCGAGTCCGACACCGACGGCTACGGCGTCGGCAAGCGATGACCGCCACCGTCACCACGATCAGCCCGGGCGCCCTCGCTCCCACGTGCGGCGCCCGGGCGTACGACTGCCACTGCGGGCTGGCCGGCGACCATCTGCCGATGCGCCCGCACGAGTGCACTGTGCCGGGGTGCTTCGCGTCCTGGACCGGCGACCCGGCCAACTACACATTTCGTCCGGTCACCCTGCCGACGTGGCCGCTGGTGCCGCTGCGCCCGTTCCTGACCCTCGTCCGATAGGAGAAACCACCACCATGGCCGATCCGACCGAAGCCGAGCGCGCAGCGGCCGCGAAGGCCGCCGAAGACGCGCGTCGAGAGGCCGAACGCCGCAAGATCGACGACGCCACGCGGCGCGGTCGGTAGCGCGCATTCAGCCTCGGGCGGCGGACAGGGCATTGGCCAGAAACGCGTTTCCGCGCATGCCTTTGACCTGTTTGGCGTAGACGTAGCGGCCCCGGCCGCCCGGGCGGAAGCGCAGGAACTTCCGCCGCTTCGGCTTGATCACGCGGTGGGCCGGACCGTACAGGCCCGTGCCGTCGTGGACCCAGCGGGCATAGAACACGTTGGTCCCCACGACGGCCACGGGCCGACCTTGGCGTAGAACCAGCTGCGTGTTGATGGACGAGCGCAGCCGGCCCGTGTCGATGCGCTTGGGCCCGTCGATGCCGCCCAGGTTGCGCTTGGCCTGGGTCTCGACGAGCAGGCCGCGGCGCAGCATGTCCTGTGCCACCCCACCCTGCGGGGATGAGACGAGGTTGCGAACGGCGGTCAGGTCGAGTCGGTGAGTGATGCGCACCTGAGCCATAACGAGAGGATCCCACGATGTCAGTCACCCTGATCAGAGGCGATGCACGCAGTCTTCCGCTGGCCGATGCCAGCGTCGATCTCATCGTCACTAGCCCGCCCTACTTCGCCCTGCGCTCCTACACTGACGGCGGCCAGCACTACGCGGGCCAGGTCGGCAGCGAGGCTACGCCGGCCGAGTTCATCGCCGCCCTGATCGCGTGCACCAGAGAGTGGATGCGCGTCCTCAAGCCGTCCGGCTCGATCTGGGTTAATCTGGGCGACAAGTACGCGAACGATGCCAAATGGGGCGGGAGTACGGGGGGAAAGCACGCTCCGGGGCTGCATGGTGCGACGGGCATCGGCCGAACCAAGATGAAGACCGGCATACCGGCCAAGTCATTGATGCTGCTGCCCGAGCGGTACCGCATCGCAGCCGTCGATGATCTTGGCCTGATCGCGCGGGCCGTGCTGATCTGGTCGAAGCCCAACGGCCTGCCCGAGTCGGTCACCGACCGCGTTCGACGCAGCCATGAAGACTGGGTGCACCTGACCAAACAGCCGCGCTACTTCGCCGCGGTCGACGAAATCCGCGAGACCTACGCACCGAAAACTGCGGCTCGGTACCGAGCCGGCTACGGCACTCCGGCCGCCGCCATCGTGGCCGGCCAGACTCGCAACGGAGTTCTGCGCCACGATGGCGGCGGCCCGCCCGGTGTCAACCCGCTCGGCAAGTTGCCCGGGTCGGTGTGGGAGGTGGCCAGCCAGCCCCTGTCCGTGCCGAAGGAACTCGGCGTCGATCACTTCGCGGCGTTCCCGATGGAGTGGCCACGGCGGCTCATCCTGGGCTGGTCGCCCTCTGGCATCTGCGTTGAATGCGGCGAAGGTCGACGGCCGTTGGCACGCCGTGATCCGATCGACCCGCAGCACTTGGCATCCAACTCGCGGCAAAACACTCACGAACGGCTGTCCATTCGTGGCGTGTCCGCGTCGAGCATCCTGCGCACAGGGCTGCAATCTGGTCAGTCACCTGCGACTCACATCACCGGCTATGCGTGCGACTGCGCCGAGCCGACTGCGGCGACTCGTCCCGCGGCGGTTCTCGACCCGTTCGGCGGGACCGGTACGACGGCTATGGTGGCCGAGGCGCTCGGGCGGCGCGGCATCTCCGTCGACATGTCCGCCGACTACTGTCGGCTGGCGCAGTGGCGCACCACCGATCCGAAGCAGATGGAGCGCGCATCTCGTCCGGCGAAGCCGCGCCCAGCCGCCGCGGTTGAGCCCGTGCCGCACACCGCGTCAGACTGGCTCGCGCACTTCGGGCTCTAATTCGGGCAGAGGCAGGACTGCACGCCGACGAAGAACTCAGTCTCGACCCCGGCGCAGCCGCCGAGTTCGCCGACCGTCGTCGACCCGCCGATGACCCACTCCGACACCCAGGACGGGTTGGCCAAATTCGCCGCGCTCAGACAGCAGGCGATGGCCTGGCGGACGGCGGTCCGATCGTTCTCCAGCGTGACCGCGGCGGCCAGCTCGGCGGAACATGTCGGCGGAGCCCCGTCCTGGGCCATGGCCGGCACGCAGCGGGTCACCGACACGACGGCGCGGACGATCTCGTAGCGGTGGTTGCACTTACGCCACGACGCGTTGAGCGGCTGCGGGAACCGCTCCGACCCGTAGACCTCGCGGATGGCCAGAGCCACCTGGCCCGGGTGAGAGCATGCCGCGCTGGGCACGCACGGGCCGCAGTTGTCCCACGGAATGGCCTGGGTGGGCAGCAGCAGGCACTGACGGCACGGCGCGCCGGCGGGCGTCTGCTCGAGCGCCTCGATGACGCAGTTGCCGACCCCGGTCACGACGTTGATGAAGCCCGGCGCGGTCAGGTTGATGAAGAAACCCTCGGTCGGCGGGCAGGGCTCGCACGGCTCGGTGGCGGTGAAGTTGACGTCGACCGCGTACGCGTCCTGGAAGAAGTTGGCCGGGAACTGCAGCGCGCCGGCGGCCTGGACCCGGCCGCCCTGATTCATCACGGTGAACGGGGAGTTGTAGACGTAGACGTCGTTGACCGCGTTGGGATACCAGGCGATGCGGTTGTTCTGGTAGCAGGCCGCGGTGTAGATCGTGCCGGGCGTGAGGCTGACCGAGGCGGCCAGCGGGATGAGCGACCACGCACCGGCGGGCAGGCCTGCGGTGGCCGGCGCGGTGGCGAGCAGGGCCTGGGTCTGGGTGTCGTAGAGCCCGGGCGTGACGGCGGCGGCCGACCCGGTGGGCTGGTACCACCAGATGCCGTCGACGTCGCCGGTGGTGTTGACGGTGAAGTCGAAGCCGGTGACGCCGCCGAAGTTGCCCTCGTTGGGCGGGATGGCGCCGGCGAATACGGTGCTCATCGCGGCATCACGGCCAGGTGGTGCGTCGGTTGGTTGACCCGTCGACGTCGTAGACCTGCGGCCGGGCGGTCAGTCCGTGCGGGTTGTACGTCGAGATGAACAGGTCAGCGTTGTAGAGCCCCAGCAGCTTGCGGTCGAGCAGGTCGTAGATGGTCGGGAAGTCGATGGTGATGCCCTGGCGCGTGACGCTGGTGGCGTTGCGCGGGATGGCGCAGGCCTCCCCCAGGCATGACCGCATGATCTCCATGGCGAGTTCGCCGACGGCCATCTTGCCGATGGTCGGCACTTCCTCGCCGACCGATACGGTCACCGACCACGTGTTGTCGGCCGTGTCAGGAAGCGTCATGTCCTGACAGATAGGCCAGGTGAAGCCGCCCAGGCGCACCAGCTCGCGGTAGTTGTCGACGCGGTAGCCGGTGACGGGCAGGGTCTGTCCGTTGATCTTCACCGACACGACGTCGGCCACCGGCGACGGCAGTAGCGCGATCGACATCTCCGTGCACGAGCAAGTACCCGAGCAGCCGCCGCAGGTCAGGTTGTACCAGGCCCCGTTGATGAGCGCCGGCCGCGGCCCGCCACCACCGCCGAGCCCGAAACCGCCCTGCCACCAGCCGCCGGACCAACCGCCGAGGCCCCAGCCGCCGCCCCACGAGTCGTCCTGGCAGTCTTCGCGGCAGGGCCGGACAGTGAACTGGCACAGGCCGAACCGCTGGGCGCTGCGCTGGTACAGGATCTCCGTGGCCGCCGCCAGCGCGGCCCCGCTGACCGCTTCGGAGCCCTGCAGGCTGGCGCAGTTCCAGATCGGCTCCCACGACTCGCAGGGACCCATGGTCGGCGTTGGCGTCGTCATCGGGCTCCCCTCCCTACAAATCAGGCCGGCCGCCCCCGTGGGTATCGGCCGGCCTGAGCCACCACCTAGATCCGTGCTGCAGCTTAGTGGGCTACAGCGTCACTCTAGATCACGGGTAGTCGGCCAGGAAGCAGTTGGCCGGCGGCGGAGCCGTGTTCTCGAGGTTGTACAGGTGATGATCACCCAGCACCACCTGGTTGGCACCGAGGTACGTGGCGCCGGCCGTCCAGAGCGGGCTGGCGTCGTACGTGTTGCCCATGATCTGCAGGATGTTGGCGTCGAGGTTGATGTTGAAGTCGCCGATCTTCCCGTCGGCGATGTGCGGCCACGCGTGGTACGGGTAGTAGACCGTTCCGGACGAGTCGCACGCCTGCGGCGGGGCCTGCCAGATCTCCAGCGAGAAGTGCGACGCCGTCACGTTCGACCAGGTACCGCGGGCGAAGCCGGTGCCCGTCGGCGACTGCGTGGCGGTCAGCAGCCGGCCCCCGATGGTGAGAGGGATCAGCGCCGGATTCCAGACGCAGAAGTTCATGGTGATTTCGTCGTTGGTGTACTGGTCCGGGATCTTGAAGTTCTGGCAGAGCGTCCCGTTGGCCTTGCGCGTGATGACCCGGTCGCCAGTGTCGTACTGCGGGCTGGGCGTGACCTCAGTGAAGCCGTCCATGACCAGCATGCCCGAGCCGGACTGCGGCGTCGGCGAGCCCGTGCCGGTGAGCGGCACCCCGCAGGCGTTGAGCTTGATGATGCGCATGACCAGACCCTCGATCGGGCTGGCGCAGACCAGTGCGGTACTCATGGGCTACTCCTAGAACGCCGAGAGGGGCTGGCCGGTGACGTCTCCGCCGACAGACACCGCGACGGCGAGCAGGCAGCAGCAGCTATAGCCGAGCACGTAGGTTCGCTCGACGATTGACTGCAGGGTGTTGTTTTCGCGGTTGAACATCTCTTTGAAGTTGAACGTCTCGGGAGATGAGCGGTACGCGAACACGGGGCCGGTCATGTAGATCCAGGCCACGTTGGGGGTGGCCACGCCGGCGGGGCTGGTGCCCTGGTAGCCGCCGCCCAGCGCCACCAGGTTGCCGGTCTCCGTCTTGAGCTGCGCCCCATCGGCCTTGACCAGGTGCTCGTAGAACAGGGCCGAGCCCAACGCCACCGGCACGTGGATGGTGCCCTGCCCGAGCGTCGGCCGACCACAGGCCGCCCACGCGCTTTCGAGCCGGGCGAGGCCTTCGACGATGTCCAGGACGGTCGAGCCGGTGACCGAGGTGGCCGCGCACTGCAGCTGCGCGACGGGCAGATGGTTGGAGTCGTAGACAGCCTCGGCCGCGGCCAGGTGCGGGTAGACCTGGTTGGCGTCGCCGCCGGCCGTGCCCGTCCAGAAAGCCTTCTCGACCTGGTAGGACTCGGTGCGCGTCAGGGCGTCGACCGCCCGGGCCCGCTGCTCGTCCTGGCTGTAGCCCACCGGCGAGCAGTTGACCTCAGCGAACGCGGTGAACGGCAGCGCCGCGAACGTGTTGACGGTGACGTTGGCCGCCTTGACCGCGGGCGTGTTGCCGGTGCCCGAGACGAGGCAGTACGGGTCGTAGGTGGCGCCGCCCTGGCCGCACAGGTCCTGCCAGGTAACGCCGTTGCGCCAGTGCACGTCGGCCACGTCGTAGCGCGGCTGCACGACGGACAGCAGCCCGAACTGTGGATCGACGTAGGTGGGGGGCGCAACGAGTTGCCGCGGTCCAGCCATGTCGTCACGCCCCTTTCCTCATGCGTCTATCGGGTCCGTAGGGCGAATCGCCCTACGCTCAGCAGCAGGCGGTCAGGTCGGCCGCGCCGGTGGTGCCGTCCGGGCAGATGTTGACGGTGTACTCGCGCACCTCGTGACCGAACTTCGCGATCAGGTGGCACTCTTCCATCCACGCCGCGGTGAAGTCGTTCGTCTCGTTGAGCGTGGAGTCGCGCACGACGCCCAGGTCCAGGCTCATGCCGTTGCCCCGGGCGACCGTGCCGGCCGCGTACATCAGGCCCTTGAGCGTGCTCGGGTACTGGGTGATGCCGCCGGTGGTGATCGCACCGGGCTGGCCGGCCGCGCGCACCTGGTAGTCCTGGACGAACTGCACGCGGATGTTGCGCACGTCGAACCAGCGCGCGATCTCGTCGTCCGGGATGCGCATGAAGTCGGAGACGCCGGTCCGCTTGGCCAGGTCGGCCCGGACGACGCCCTTGGCCCACTCGGGCAGGACCCACTCGATGACGTCGGTGGCGGCCATGCCGTACTTGGCCCGGTAGTCCCAGCCGGACAACTCGGCGATGTTGAGCAGCGGAGCCGCCGCGCCAGAGCCGGTCGCCGTGCAGCCCGCGTTGGCGACGGCCAGGCCGGCGATTGCGGAGATGTAGCGGGCGTTGGCCGCGTGGTAGTGGGCGGCCATGAGCAGCCGCAGGAAGTTGGCGGTCGACTCCGGCCACGCGTTGTCGGCCAGGTTGCCGGCGGTCAGGCAGATGCCGTAGCACTCCAGCCGCACGTCGCTCATGGTCGAACATGGCACGCGAATGCACGGCTTGGTCGGCGAGCCGGTCACCGCGAGGATGTCGCTGCCCTCAGTCCAGAGCCACGGGACGGTGGCGTTGCTGAACGCGGTGTACCACGGCAGGGCCGGGGAGAACGTGTCCGCGAGGCTCGGCGACACGGGGAAGTTGATGCCGCCCCGCTCGACGCCGAACGTCGGCAGGTCGATCATGCCGGACTGGGCGGCGATGTTGAAGAAGTCGTAGCGGATCTGACTCGGCGCACACCAGCCGCCGGCCGCGACGATCGTCTCGAAGGCCGAGGCCGAGCGGCTGCGCTCGAGCTTGGCCATGTACTCCTCGACCGCGGCGGTCGAGGACTTGTCCGACAGGACAGTGTCGAACTGGTTGCGGATCGAGGCGATCATCGTGCCGCCGTACGGGGCGTCGTGGCGCCGGGCCGCGTGCCGGTAGGCGTTGTCGTTGGGCAGCGTCGGGCGGAAGCCGGCCTGGTCGGTCAGGTTCCGCGCGCTCACCTCAGCGAGGTCGGTGAGCTGGCGGAACTGGGAGATCTGCGAGCCCATGGCGAGCTGACCGGCCGGGTTGGCCGCGGTGGCGACCATGGCGAGCTCGGCGGCCGGGGCCTGGGTGACGGCGGCCGGCGCGGACTGGCGCGCGGCAGACAGGCTCGGGTTCAGACGGTTACGGGCGCCGGACAGGCCGCCCGTCTCGCGGGACGCGGTGGTCGCTCCGCCGGTCGGCCGGGCCGACGCGGTCACGAGCTGCGGCGCGGCCGGCGCGGCACCCGCTGGGGCCTGCGCGTCGAGCACCTCGCCTTCGAGGGCCGGCTCGGTGGCCGTGTCGCTCTCGACCTCGGCCGGTGCGGCCAGGTCGTTGGCGAAGTCGTCGAACTGGCGGTCCAGTTCGGCCTGCTCGGTGGCGAGCTCGGACTGGCGGGCGCCGAGAGTGTTGCGGGCCTCGCGCAGTTCGCCCAGGCGGGGCAGGTCGGCCGGGTTGCGGTTGCCGAGCAGCGTGTCCATTTCGGACGTGGCCGACTCGTGCAGGGCTGTCAGCTCTTCGACGGTGAGCGTCGTAAGGTCCGCGGGCAGGGCGAAGGGGGCACCCGAATCGCCGGTGCCCGGGGCGTTGGTCTTCGGCATGGGAAACCCCCGTGATGCAGGAACAGGACAGTCATTGCTGGCCATCCCCAGCTGCATCCGGGGGTTGCTTTGTGCGTCATCGTAGACGGTAGAGATCCTATTGCGCCATCAGGCGCGTGGTCTTACTGTGCGGCGCCGGATTCGCCTTCGATGCCGGTCGTTGTCGGGACGGGCGGCGGGGGCGGTGGCGCGGTCTTTCCGCATGCACACATGTCGGTTCACCCCCTTTCGCGGGCGAGCTCGGCGAAGCGGGCCTCGGTGATCTCGTCGAAGCGGGCCGAGGCGACCAGGGCAAACGCCCAGTCCATGGACCGGTCCGGCTCGGGCGCCTGGAACGCGATCGGGACGGACGAGGCGACGAGCGTGCCCATGCGCTCCCGGACCGAGGCGGTGACTGCGACCGGGAAGCCTTCGCACGGCACGAGCAGGGCGGCCTTCAGCTTCCCGCCCTGCCAGTCGCCGGACAGCGCGCAGCCCATGATCTGCTCAAAGCTGCTCGCGGTGAGGCCGTGGGCCAGGCCGCCGGCGAACCAGGTGCCGTACCGGTTCTCGCCGACCCGGGCACGCATGGCCACGGAGCAGGAGTTGTCGTAGTGCTCGGCCGCCCAGTTCGGGTCAGCGCGGCGCGGGTCGACCGGGGAGGCGTGGCCGCAGCCGAACGTGACCGTCCCGGCGTTGATCTTGTAGACGCCGCCGTCAGCACCGGCCACAATGCACGGCTTGTTTTGCCACTCCGAGTAGTCGATGCCGCGGGGCGCATGGACGCTGCGGCCGACCTGGCGGAAGGCACGGTGGTCGACGCGGTCCGGCGCGAGCAGGCCCCAGACCCGACCCTCTGGCGTGATCTGGATGGCGCCGGTGGAGACCAGCGCCATCTCGGCCTCGGTCGGTTCTTGAAACCAGCGCTCAGGCCACAACTCGGGGATGTTGACCGACCAGCCCGCGGCGACCAGCGGCACGGCGGCCGGCGGCGCGATCTCGGCCTCGGCGGCCAGCGCCTCGACGTCAGCCAGCGGCGACGTCTCGGCGATGATCGGCGGCTGGAACGGGGAGGCGCCCAGGCTGACTGTGCATTCGACCCAGGCCGGCTCGGCCACCATCGTGATGGACCGGACCCGGCCATGGTGCATGACACACATGGTCGGCATGATCGCCTCGACCGCCGGCTCGACAGCGTCTTCGACCGGATCGCCGTCGACCACGAGCGTCGCGGACGGATCCGGCGCCGGGGGCATGACGTACTCGATATCGGCCTCGGTGACGTCGTCGGCCATGATCGAGACGCCGCGCATGAAGTCGCCCTGGATCAGACGCTCGGCTTCGGCGCCGGCCATGCCCATGGAATCCATGACGCCGGCCCAACGGATGAGCGCGCCGTCGCGCCAGATGGCATCGACCCGGCCAGCGACGAGCGCGCCGGTGTGGCCTTCGGCCTCGATCGGCTGGAACTTGAACGGGAACGGGGTCGGCGCGAAGACGAGCGAGCCCGGCGCCCACATGCGCCGCGGGTCGGCACCGTCGGGCAGGCCTTCGACGCAGGCCACCCCCCAGCAGGGCGTGCCGGGCAGCATAGCGGCCACGTCGAACAGTGCCACCGAATCGTCGACCGGCGCGTCCATAGTCTCGAGCGCGGTGTCGCCGACGGCGAACTCGTCTTCGATGGCCTGCGGGTCTTGCATGCCAGGGTTGGGGTCGAGGCCGCTTTCGCCGTCGTCCAACAACATCACCTCACCCCGTGCGCGCCGTGTCCGATTGGCGTGATCATAGCCGCTCAGAGCGCCGGCGGGCAGGCTCCGACATGGGCCGGCCCGTAGCAGTGCCAGCAGCCGTCGAAGGCCGCGCGCTCGTCCGGCGCCATCTGGGTGCTCGAGGCGACCACGGATTCAGGCTCGGCGGCTGCCTCGACAACGGCCACGTCACCGTCCTCCGTGGTCGCCTCGTCCGGCGGGGGCGCCGGGACTCGTGGGGCGGTGACGATGGGAATGTCGGTGATCTCGCCGGCGAAGGCGAAGCGCAGGCGGTCGAACGTCACGGGCCCGGTCGCGTTGATCGCATGCTGCATCGGGACGTTCACGTCGGCGCCCGGCGCCACATAGGCCAATGACACGTGCGGAATCCAGGGTGCATGCAGATCGTCGGGCAGGTCGACGATCTCGGTGACGTCGGCCATGGTCGTCTCGTAGAACTCGGCCAGCTCGGCGCCGGAGCAGATGAGCACGACGCACGGCTCAGGCCCAGTCGGGTTGAAGATGGCCGGAGCGAACGCCTCGGCGGCCACCCCGTCCCAGCCCAGGACCATGTCGCGGCCGGCGTCGATGAGCTCGGCGCGCTGCGCCTCATTGATGTCGACGGCGTCACCGAGGTAGACCAGGGTCAGATGCAGCTGCTCGACGGGCTCGCCGCCGGCCAGGGCCAGGCGCTGCGCGTCAGCGTCGGAGGGCACGAGCGCGACCATCGCCCCGGCGTCGACGTCGGCGGCCGCGACGAGAGGTTCTGGATCCGGGGCATGTTCGCCCAGCCAGGGCACGTCGTCCTCCCAGAATCGCTCGCTCACTTGGTCGCTCCGGGTGCCATGGCGTACTCGGGGAACGGGTAGACCGCCTCGTCGACCGGCGTCCACTGCAGGCCGTGGTCGCCTTCGACGGGCTGGCGGTGGTCGACACGGTTCTTCCAGATGTCAGCGGGAATGCCGTCGGGGAAGGCGGCGCAGAACGGGGCGGTGCGGGTCTGGGCCAGCCCCTCCGGGCTGAACGGGGACAAGTAGCGGGCGCACGACGGTGCGCACTGGGCCTGCGCTCGGGCGGTCACGGCGCTGCCTCGATCTCGGGGACCGGCTGGCCGACCTCGGCGGTGACGCGGATCGGCTCGCGCTCCGTCGCTGTGGCGCCGGCAATACCTCGCTTGAAGCCGGCAATGAAGTCCTCGAGCGCCTTGGCCGCGGTCGCGTACTCGTCACCCGTGCCGCCGTCGTACATCGACTTCGGCTCGCCAAGCCCGACGTGCGGCAGGCTGCCGTCCGTGTTGCGCCGGATCGGAAAGCTCATGAGCGCATGATACGTCACTTGGTCGCGCTGACGGGGTCCCCGGCTTCGAATCGCTCCCGCGCCTGGGCCATTTGGGTGGCGAGGCCGACCGTCAGGCCACGCGGTAGCGGACCGTCGTACGGGTCAAACTCGCGATGAGCCAGGATCGAGGCCACTGGCAGTATGAGCGGCTCAGGCAGGTCGCGACTGACGATCGCGCCGACCGGGCCATCTACGACCAGGTAAGCATCCCCGTCCTGGCCTGCCACCTCCATCACGCATTCGATGCTACTTCGTCAGCACTCGCCATGCGACGCCACGAAGCTTCAGCGCTGCGACGGTCGAGGCCTCGGGCTTCCGCGCGAAAACGACCTCGGCGACGTCATCCCAGGTCACGCCGCCGTGGATCTGAGCCTCAACGTAGTGCTCGTCCAGATAGTCCTCGGACGCGTAGTCGACGTCATGCCCGAGCGTGGAGCGCCAGTCGATCTTATCTATCGGCGATGGTCGAACATGGCGGCGATGGTCGAGTGAGTCGGCAGCCGTGACCGTGATCCGCGGACGCGTCGAATCACGCAGTACGAGTTGAATGTCGCCATAGGACGAGGTGAGACTGACGTCCTCAATGGCCGGCCGCACGCCATTGGGGCTGACATACCCGTAGACCGGCCGGCGCGCCCCGGGTAGGTCCACCGGGTAATCGAAGTCCATAGCCTCGAAGTTGGCGCGCATCTCCGGGTCGAGCACGCCCGATGATGTGCCCGTTTCGAACTGAGTTTTGAGCCGGCCGTCGTCCAGCGCCTGCCGTAGTCGCGACTCCGTGGCGCGACGGATAATCACCGGCTGGCCATCGATTGCCGCACGCAGCCGGTCAACAGCCTCGGAGCGCACTTCCGCCAGCGACCGACCGCCGCGCGCAAAAGACGGCGCGATGACCTCGGACCAATGCCGAGTGATCGACTGCTCCTGGACGATCCGGTTGTAGATAGCCTGGTGGCGTTGCGCGAACTCTTTGACCACCTGGGAGTCGGCGTGAGTCTGAGCGAACCGGTCATCGAAATCGTCGTTCAGTACGATCCGGGGCGGCCGGTCAAGCGTGCGGGTCAGACGCCGGATCTCGGCGACGTCCGCGCGAGAAACGCCAGCCGTGTCGGCCATCTGCTCGACGGTCGGCACGCTGAAGGGCTTCGTCGGGGCGGCCTTGACCGGCTTGACGTCCAGACGCACGACGGCCTTCTCTGGCGTCTCGACGCCCTGCAGCGTCGCGCCCCGACGCACCACGACGACGTCGGCACCGTCCGGGATGTCGACGCCGCCGACCCCTTCCATAGTGGCCGGGTCGAACTTGGCTTTGGCCCCGGCCTTTCCGATGGGCTTGATCTTCGCCCGGGTCGAGGATCGGGTGATGGCGCTGCGCAACTTGGCCAGGTCGCCGGAGTCCAGGGCGGCGGCCAGCGCCTCGGCGACCGCATCGTCCGCGCCGGCGTACAGCTGCTCGGGCGCGCGCAGGGCCGGGTCGAGTTCCTGGCGGATGACGGCCTTTGACGCCTTGCTGGCCACGAGCTCATCGACCCGCGCCAGCAGCGCCGCCGTGCCGCGTTGCGCCCCGATCGCCGCCGCCCGCTCCCGTGCCGCAGCCCTCGCGGCGGCCTTTGTCGTGGCCAGATCGGGGCGGGCCTCGGCCAGACGGATGACGGCGTTCGGGTCGGCGCGCTTCTCGACCTCGGCCAGCCGGGCCATGACCTGCCGGTGCCACGTCGCCCGACCGAGCCGCTCAAACTCGGGCCGCAGGCCTTCCAGTCGGGCGCGGATGACGACCAGGTCCGCCGGGTTGATGTCGATGACCTTCGGCCACTTCGCGTTATCAAGCCCCTTGCGCCCGACCAGTGCGGCGCCGAACGGGTCGTCGGCGCCGATGAGCTTCCCGCCGTAGAACGCATCCTCATGGTCGATCGCGACGAGATGTCCGTCTGCCAATCGCATCCAGTTCCCACCGTTGCGATCACTGTTCCCCATGAGGATGTCGGCCAGTCCGAGCAGCCGCCCTTCGTCGGTCTCGGTAATTCCGGTGGCTTCGATCGGCTGACCGACGCGAGTGATCTCGTCTCCGAGCTGTCCGTCAATGTGTTCCATCTCGACCGAGCGCGGCCCGGTGCGGATGACGGCAGGCGCTCGGATGCCGACGGCCTCGCTGGTCAGCGCGCCCAACTCCTCAGCGTCGGCGCGGCGCTTGCTGGCGGACGGGCCCTCGCCGAGGCGCGAGAAGTCCTTCGTGATGGTCGGCGGCCCGCCTTTGTGCTCGACCTGCGTGGTGATCGCATTCGCCCCGGACTGGCGTCGCGACTTGTCGGCCAGGACCGGCCGGGCGGCGTCTTCGCGCAGCTGCGCCTGGCGGGCCTGGACGGCGGCCGGGGCGCGGGACAGCGGGGGTGGCGGAGCGAGTTCGCGGACGGGGCCAGCGGGGGTCGGCGTGGCCTGGCTGAGCGGCAGGTCGGTGGCCTCGACCGTCGCCTTGTCCAGCGGCACGAGCTCGTCGCCGATGCGGACCTGGCTGGCCGGGCGGACCACCTGCACGGTCTGGCCCTGGCGCAGGTCGCCGTCGATGCCCTGGTGGATGCGCCGGTCGAAGCGCACGACGTCGTTGGTCGAGCCCAGCACCTCGACGCCCTGTCCGGACGCCCGGGCCCGCACCGCGGCCAGCAGTGCCGGGCGGTCGTCGACCAGCGCCCGCAGTGCGCCCAGTTCGGCGTCGGACAGGCCCGCCTGTCGCCCCAGGGTGTCGATGGTGTGCGTCAGCGCCTTCGGGGTGGCCGCGTTGGCGATGATCTCGTCGATGCGGGTCGCGAACTGGGCGGTCTTGCGAGCGGCGTCGATGGCGGCCTGACGCGCGACCGCCTGAGCGGCCAGATCGACCGGAGCGACCGTCGGCGGCGCTTCGTCGAGCATGCGGACCAGGTCGGCCTTGCGCGTGCCGGGCGGCACTGTGATGCCGCGCTCTTTGGCCAGCGTGCGCAACTGCGCGACCGTCTGCGAGGCCAGGGTCTTCGGCGCGGCGGCCTTCGGGAAGACGAGACCCTCGCGCTCAGCCTCAGCGGCCAGGTCGTCGAGCGGCTCGGCGCTGCGGATCGCGAAGCCGCGCCGGCGGTACTCGGCGACCATCAGGTCGTAGATCTCGCGCGACATGGCGCTGGCGGCCTGGCCGTTGACCATCACGTCGGTGACGGCCTCGGCGATCATCTCGTGCGAGTCGCTCGTCGCGTAGGACGAGATCCGGCGCTTGATCAGGTCGTCGATATCGGTGACGCCCTCGGCGGTGGCGTGACGGATCATCAGCGGTTTGAGCATGGGATGGATGGCCCGGCGCAGGTTCTCCTCGTCGATGACGTGCGCGAACTCGTGGTAGACGACGCCCTGTGTCGGTACGTCGTTGCGCACCGACCAGCCCGTCGTGCCCGACTCCCAGCCGGTGACATCCTTGCGCCGGCCAGCCAGCAGCTTGGGCCGGCCGGCCTCGCTGGCGTAGCGCATATTGAACTCGATGGCGTGGCCGCCGCTGCGGACCCGGGCATAGGGCCCGTCGGCCTCGTCGAACCAGTGGATCCGGTCCATCTTGGCGGCCGGGAACTGGGTGAACATCTGCAGCGTGCCCTCGGCGTACTCGCGCGCCGTGGCCAGCGAGATGCCGCGCGGCATGGCGTCGACCAGGAACGGATAGCCGGTGATGGCCTGCACCTCGTCCTGCCACGCCCGCCGCAGCGCCCGCGGCGTCTTCGCGTCGCGCAGAGACGGACGGACATAGCTGGGCGCGTGGTCGCCATAGGCAGGCTGGTCGACGCCAGTGCCCGAGGCCTTCGGCAGCGTCAACGCCTCGTCGACCGCCGGCGTCAGGTCCAGTGGCTCGATCTCGGTGGCCACCCCGCTCGTGCCGGGCAGCTGTGCCAGGTCGGGCTCGGGCGTCGCGTCCGGTAGGCGCTTCGGGCGTTCGGGCATGATGTAGCCCGTTGTGCACCGACATGAGTAGCGCTCGGACGGTGGCAGGTCAGGGTCGGCAGGGAAGTCGGCGGCGTGACCGCCGACAGTGAACTTGGCGTTAATGTCTACTCTCTGGCCATCTGCGGCCAGATGCGTAGGACGTGTGCGAATGTCCGGAGTGGCGATCCACTCTTTCTGCATGGCCAGGCCCGAGGCCCGCGCCGTCGCCAGCGACCCGAAATTCGACGACTCGATCACCGACGTGCGCGCCACCAGCACGCCGGTCCGCGCGGTCAGGCCGGCCGACTGGCGCAGGCGCGCGGCCAACTGCGGAATGGACTCGCCGGCTTCGAAGCCCTGCGCCAGCTGCGCCCGGGCAGTGTGCCAGAGATGGTCGCCCACCTGATCGAAGGTGTTGGCCTGCTGGCGCAGATACGTCTCGGCGGCCAGATTGCCGAGCTTGGGGAGCGCGGCCACGCCGGACTTGTCGACCAACTGGGCCAGCACCGCCTGGCCGGCCGTCTGCAGCACCTCGGCCGCGATCGGCACCAACTGCTGCGTGACCTGCTCCTGCCAGAGCGGTGCGATCGAGGCCAGGTCGTCCGGCGACACGTACGGCTGACCCGGTGGCAGGTCGGGAGTGGCCGGAATGTCGTTCGGCTCAGGCTCGGGCGGTGGGATCTCAAGCTCGGCGGACTGGGGCGGCGGGTCGTCGTCGCCGTCCGGACCGGTGGTCACCGCAGCGGTCAGCGCCATGGCGGCGGCCACCTGCGGCATGGCGTTGCGCTCGATGCGACGGGCAATGGTGTCCATCACGTACTGCAGCGAGTCGACCATCTGCTGCTCGATGCGCGCTTCGAACGCACGCACCTGGTCATCGGTCAGGCCGTGGATGCGCTGCACGGCGGCCTACCGCTTGACGTGGTGGCCGTTGTAGCGCCGCGGCCGCTCGGGCGTCAGCGCGCCGGCCTCGACCAGGACCCGCCGCAGCGTGCCGTTGACGTCGGGCGCGGATCCGGCGGTCGCCGTCAAGGCCGGTGCGACCGCGGCCTGGCCGTTGGTGCGGGGCGGGCCGGCCGCGGGGGTCGCGGGTTCTGACGGCCGGGCCGGAGACCCAACCGCCGGTGCGCCGGATGCAGCCGGCGGTGCCGCGACCCCTGCGGCCGGAGACTGTGGGGCGACAGGCTGCGGCGAGCCGCCAGTGAGGCCGGCCAGCCCGGCCGGGGCGAGCGCGTCCGAGCCGCCGGCAATGAACCGCTTGTAGGCCCAGGTCTCGATCTCGGCGGTGTCTGTGAGCGCGTCGGCCTCGCCCAGGCCGATCTCGCGCAGGTAGGCGGCCTCATTGACGACGCCGTCCACGTAGCCCTGGCGCACGTTGGCCGAGTTGTCGGGCCGCGCGGCGAGCTCGCTGGTGTCGTACCAGACGATGATCTTTCCGCCCTGCGGGCCGACGAGGCTCTGGCCCGAGGCGACCAGCATCGGCTTCAGGTAGGCCTTCGTGACCGCGCCGCACACCGTCTCGGCGATGGGGCTGAACGAAAGGTTGATCTCTTCCTCGTTGATGCCCCAGAGGTTCCAGTGATTCTGCTGGCCCATGCCGCCCGAGACGCGCTCCCGTGCGATGCCCAGTGAGTCGCCGAGCCGGCCCAACTCGTCGGTGCGCTCTTTCAGCAGCCACTCATCGAGCGGGTCGTCGGCCTTCAGGATCTTCCACTTTTCGATCAGGTCGCCGGTGAACTTGATCGGGATCGGGATGCCGGCGCTGGCCTGGCCGGGGTTGGCGATGTTGCGCGAGGCGATCTCGATGAGCATGGCCACGAAGGGGTCCGGGGCGTCCTTGTACTGGTCAGGCACCCCGATGGTGCCTTCTTGCGGAATCAACATGATTCCGTTCATCGCCAGCCGGGACACCATCATCGCCACGATGCGCGAGTCGATGAGCTGGATCCGGCGCATGATCGGCAGGGCGGCCTGGGCCGAGCTGGTCGCCAGCCAGGGCCAGCGCGGGTGCGGGTTGTAGATGCGCATGGGCAGGTTGTCGGGGGCCAGGTAGCGCCACGCGCCCGGGCCGACCCGCACCTGGAACGTGCCACCCAGGCCCTGGACGCAGTCCATCGAGTAGACGCCCCACTCGGCGGCGGCCAGCGGCGCGAACGGATCGTCGCGCTCGGCGATCAGCCAGCCCTGGCCGGGCACGAGCAGCTGCGGAGTGATGGCACGCAGGAAGGCCGAATGGCCGGGCGCCCCGCCACAGAACGACTGCATGAGGTCGGCGGCCGGGCCTTCGGTCAGCATCTCCGGCTCATCCCCGCCGGGCACGACCTCGGCAGCACCGAGGCGGATGCGGGACATGGCGCGGGACTGCCAGTCGACGGCCTGATAGAACTCGCCGAGGGTGTCCCAGAAGCCCCAGGCCTCAGACTCCCACGGGTTGTTGCCGCCGAAGATCTGCGCGTTGCGCCACTCACCGGGCGTGTACGCCTGGGCGGCGGCGACCAGCGCGGAGTCCGGCGCCACCTGGGTCGGGGCGGCCGGACGCTGGATCAGGGCCGGCAGGCGCAGGCTCTGCGGCATGATCACCCCCGTGGCTCGCCGTTGCCCCATCGTAGACGGAGATCACGGGGGCGTACATCGCCGCGCAGGCAGGCCGGACATGGAGCGGCCCCCGGGCGCTCTCATACGGGGAGTAGAGCGCGCGACGGGGGCCGCATGACCGGAGCGGCTGGGCTCCGGTTCCGCAGGTTGATCAGACCTACGGGGTGACGACTACCTGTTCGGTGATCTCGGGCTCGCCGAAGTTCAGGACGGCCACCCCGCCGGGGATAACGTCGACGTTCAGGCTGCCCGTGATGAGCGGGTCGGTGCCGGTCGCGGTGACCGTAATCAGCGTCGAGCCCGGCGCGACGGCCGTGGCCGCGATGGTGCCCAGCTCGCCGTCGGCCGGTGGCGTGTAGACGACTGTGGCCACGCTGTCGTCCGAGTTGGTGACCTCGAGCGGCGTGGTGACGTCGAACCCGCGGTCGTCCTCGGGGTCGACGGTCCAGGTCACGACCTGGCTGGTGTCGATGGTTGCCATGCTTCCTCCTGCGGTAGAAACGATCTCTCCAGTGTCCTGCTCCGTCACAACCGCGGGGCCGAACGTGATCCGAACTGGCCGCCGAAGCCACGCTACGAAGACGTCAGCCACGGCGGTGACCTGGCGCGCCGCCTCGACGAGGCCGCCATGGGTGCAGCCGGCGCGGTCACAGAAGCACGGGGCCATGAGCTTGACGGCCATGTCGAGCGCGATGGCCGGATCGTTCTCCGGGCCTTCGGCGGTCAGGTATTGATCCACGGATAGATCCTAACGGGTGCCGGTGTCAACGTCATGGCCAAGCAATTTACGCTCCATGATCTCGTAGCGCTTGTCGTGCTCGCCCTGCGCGTTGCCGTCCCAGCCGGCCACCATCGAGCCCAACGCGATCACGGCGGCCGGCCAGACCAGCCACGGACAGAGCGTCGCCGCGCCCCACACCGCCCCGCCGACCCAGACCGACATGCACCACGGACAGGTCCAGATGTAGGCGACCGCGTGGGCCGCGCTGGCCAGCCGCCCCCAGCGCGCGACGTCGCGGACCACGTCGCCGCGCCGGTCGACGGTGGCGAAGGTGCGCACGAACCAGTGCCGCGTGCCGCGTGCCGGCGGCCACTCGTCCACGACGAGCAGGCGCGTGAGGCGCGCGATGATGACGACCAGGGCAATCAGCGTCCAGACGCGATCAGCGGTCACGGCGGGCCGCCTTCGCCTGGTGGAGCCGGCCGATCTCGTAGAGGAACAGGCCGAGCGCGATGGTCTGTACCGGCCGCAGGAGGATGGCCAGGAGATCCTTGGGTATCGACGTCCACATCTCGAGGTTCAGCCACACAAGCGTGACGACGGAGAACCCGATCAGCGCGTTTCGGCGTCTCGGCCAGCGGGCGTCGGTCGGCCACCGCGCCGGAGCATCATCCGTCGTCATCAGTCGTCCCCGTCTTCGAGCGCGTGCAGCGCGTCCACGAATGCCTGGCCGCCGAGCACCGCGGCGGCCGCCGACTGGATCGGGGTGACGTCGACCTCGGCCAGCGCAGAGTTGACGAGGCCCAGCGCCTCGACCAGACCCTTGGCCCGGATCATCATGATGCCGCGCTCACCCTGCGCCCGGGCCGCGGCCTGGACGCGCCCCGGCGCGATGAAGCAGCCCAGAATGGCCAACTCAGGCGCGTCGAACAGGCGCACCGTACCCATGGCCGGCAGGGTCGAGCGCGGATCCCAGCGGGTCAGCGGACCCATCGAGTAGGGCTGGGTGATGGTGAGCTCGGGCGGCAGCCATGACGCCTCAACGCTGGTCATCACGCGGCCCGCCCTTCTTCTCCTGCTCGACTTTGTCCGCTTCGCGCCGATTGCGTTCGCGCTCTTCGCGCAGGATCTTCTCGCGCTCCGACTCCTCGACCATCTATTTCACTACCTTTACCGCGGGGTGACGCTTTTCGGCGTTCCACCACTCGCGCGTCGTGTGGAGCCACTCGTTGAAGTCCTCGCGCCGTATGGTCAGGTGTTCCAGGATCGCCAACCGCTGCCCGCCGTCTGGGTGGGGGTGGGCGATGATCAAAGCTATCTGTCCGTCCTCCATGACTGTGAGGAATATCTGTTTCTCCGGCGCGGCGTACTCGCAGTCATGGGCGGCGACAAGCTCGGCGTACGTCGTCGGAGTTGGTTGCCGAGGTGGCGCGGTACTCACTTCATCGCCTCGCCGTGCAGCATGCGCACCGTCGGGTCGTAGCCGAACTGACTCAGCCAGGCCTGAACGGCGTGCACGGCGGTGTCGACGACCTCGGTCGGCGAGCCGACGATCTCGGAGCCCCAGCCGTCGTCGGTGGCATGAGCCACGGCGTCGTCGGTGGCATGAGCCACGGCGTCGTCGGCGTCGAGGCGCTCGGCGAGGCATTGGCGCAACGTCTTCATGCCGACGACCGTACTCAGTAACCTAGTGACACGTCAAGTACGCTGACGTCATGACGATCTGGGCTCTACCGACCATGCTCATCACCGCAGTGCTGATCGGCTGCATCAAATCGTGGGTGCCGACACCGGGCAAGCGGGCGGTGGTTCTCGCCCTGATCCTGGCGCTTCTCGCGCTGACCGCAACGCTGGTGGTCGTTGACGGCAGCCCGGGCGGGCGTCTCTAGCGGCCCCACATGCCCCGACCCGACAGCAGGTCGGCCGAGGCCAGATCCATGGCCCCCGTGGTCGACGACGTGCCCGCGCTGGGCAGCGGCAGCAACTCGTACGCCAGGTAGACCGAAGCGTCGATGCGCCCCGGTGAATCCCCGCCCGGCGCCCAGGTCGTCCACTCAGATTCGAGGTCGGGCAGGTAGGCCCCGGTACGACAGCGGTCTTCCTTCCACTGCTGGCCGATCGGCTCGGCGCGCAGCAGCTTCGACTTCCGCGCGCTGACCGCCTTGATCATCGGCACGAACATGGAATACTTCTCCGGATCCTCTCGGCGCAGGGCATCCCAGGCGGTGCGGATCACCACCGCCGCCATGTCCCCGCCGTAGTTCTGTTCGAAGACGAAGAAGTCGGCCCCGATCTCGGCGGCCAACTGACACGCGGCCCGGCCCCATTCCGCCGAGCCCATCACCCCGGACCGGTCGTGCGTGAACACGCAGCGCTGCCCGTCGTCCAGGTGCCCGCCGATGATGCCGGCCACGTCGCGCCCGCCGCCGCTCGGGTCGACGGCCACCCCGGTCCGCCCTGGCGCCCCGCATGACCGCGACTCGAAGCACCGCCGCTCCCGCAGCAACTCTGCCGTGGCCAACTGGCCCAGCGGCGCCTTCGGGTCGCACTGGTACAGGGCCCGCCAGTCGCGCACGCCCCGCGACGAGCGCATCCGCTCCCAGTACTTGACCAGCCGGTTCGTGTCCCCCTCGGCGATGCGGGGATGCGGGAGAGGCTCGCCGAAGCCGCGGCCCAGCGGGTCGTCAGGGTCTTCGGCCAGGGCGGCCATGACGACGACATGCCACTTCCCGCCGTCTTCGACCCGGCCTTCCTGGCGTACGACCCGGGCGCGCAGGTCGTCCGGGTGCCAGGGCGTCTGCACGAGCAACAGTCGAGTGTCCGGCATGACGCGGGACCCGATGTCGGCCGAGTACCAGTCCCAGATGCCGTCACGCCTAGCCACGGATTCAGCCTCGGCGCGGGACTTGGTCGGGTCGTCGATGATGATGAGGTCGCCATCGTGGCCGGTGATGCCCGACCCGACACCGACCGAGCGGACGCCGCCGCCGGCGCTGGTCTCCCAGTCGTTGGCTGCGGCCGAGCCGCGCTGCAGGGTCAGGCCGTACAGCGCGCCGTGGCGTTCGATCAGGTCACGGATGTGCTTGCCGGCGCGGCGGGCCAGCTGGTCGCCGTAGGACCCGATGATGATGCGCCTGGTCGGGTGCTTGATCAGCCACCAGAAACAGAACCACTCAACCGCGGTCTTCGTCTTCCCCACGCGCGGCGGAGTGTTGAGCAGCAGCCGGTCGAACTCGTCGCCGGCCTCAAGCTTGACGAGCTCTTCGCCGATCAGAGTGAGGTGGGCCCGGACCTGATAGCGCGGGTCGAGATGGGCGGCCAGGGTGGTCGGGGTGGCCAACTCGGGGCGCTCGACGACGGCATCAGGGTCGATGACGTCGGCCACCTGCGCCAGGACGCCTGCGGTCATTCGGAACGCGCAGAGATCTCACGCTCCAGGCCGCGCATGACCTCGATCCATTGAGCGCGCAGGGCGCCACGTGGCGTGCGCTCTCCGCGCTCCCACTGGCGGATTGCCGCACCGGTCACATCCATGGCCGTGGCCATATCGGCCACCGTCAGGCCGCAAGCTTCCCGGAGTTCGCGGCAGCGCGCCCCCTCGGGGAGGCTGTCGTTTTCCCTGATCCGTTGGCGAAGGTAGTTCAGCGCTGAGTCAGCCATGAGTTGAAGATGAGGCACCGATCAAAGAGAGTCAACACGTGACCGGTCACGCACTCTCAATCGTCCGCTGCTGATCCATGCCGCGCAGGATGCGCGCCGCCGCCCGCCGCTGATCGTCGGACAGGGCCAGGTCCGGCGAGAGCAGGACGGTGACCATGGCGGCCACGTGGCCCTGGGACAGCTCGACGCGACGCGAGTCCAGGTCCAGCTTCAGGATGCGCTCGGCCTCGGTGAACGCGCGGTCGTGCCAGGCCTCGAGCAGCTTCACCCAGATATGCACGCCGGGCGCGTACTCGCGCTCGACTGGCGTCAGCCCTTCCGCATCGTCGCCACCTCCCTCACCTTCACCGACGCGCTTCTCCTTGACGACGCCCCAGACCACCTCGGCCGGCAGCAGCTGCATGCACATGGCCTCGACGGCGTCCAGGATGCCCATGGTCTGGTGGTAGGCCTCGAGCATGCCGGTGATGGGGTCGACCTCGCGCGGCACGCCGAACAGTTGCGCGGTGGCCTGGGCCTGGGCCATGGCCGCGGCCTCGATGTGCGATTCCGTCGCCCCGCCGTGCTTCCAGCACCGCCCCCAGCCGGGGTGCGACGTGCGCTTTCCCGACGGCTGACGACAGGTGCCCTCCCGTCCAGACGAGAGGGCGGCACCGCAGAACAGCGGGCCGCGCACCTTCGGGATGGGCGTCGGACGCAGGGCCTGAGAACTCACTATGCCCCCAATCCCCATCAAGTCGGGCATTACATCCCGATCATCAAAGCGCCGTGACCAAGTGACGCGCCAAGTGTAGGCCCTCGATGGCGTCCAGGACACCACGCACACGCGGCGGCGGCATGGACGCCACCAGGCCCTGCATCTTGACGTACTCGATCACCGCAGGCTTCGCGTACTTTGAGGGGATCTTGATGCCGCGCTCGGCAGCCAGCGTCTTGATCTGGCCGACCGTCATGGCCTCGACCTGCGTCACCGCCAGCGGTGCCAGCGACATCCGCTCAGCGCCCAGCCTCTCGACCTGGCCGCCGGCCCGCAGGTACTGGCCGGTATCAAACGACCCGTTCCACCACGCCGCCCACAGCCGCTCGTCATGCCGAGCGCAGCGCACCGTCACGACCGCGAGGAGTCCTGTACGCGGTATTGCCGCCAGCGACGCGACCACGCGCGTACTCCACCCCGATGAAAGCGCCACGGATTCGACGCGCCGAACCGCGCTGGGTACTCCAGCGTCGCTAGCACTCGAATCAATCTCATGTCCTGGCTCCAACACGATCGGGGCCGGCGCCACCTTGGCCGGCGGATGAAGGTCAGCGCGGATCTTCTCGCCGACCACGCGGTGATACTCGCCGCGCTCCGCCCGCCAGGCGTCGTCGCGGCGGGCGAACTCCGCCAGCCACTGCTCAGGACGCAACGTCATGCCAGAATCTCCCAGCGACAGCGAGCAACGCCGCCGTTCCCCACATCATCGCGCAGCTCGGCCAGCGCCACGCTGGACTCTTTCCAGGACCCTCGCGGCGCGAGATCGGCAACGCATTTCCAGCCAGCCGCGCGTAGAGATGCGCCAGACTCCTCGGCCTGCGTGTAAGTCACGCCCCTGCGGTAACCCATCGCCTTGGCTGCGCGCCACGCCGCCCCGTAGAGCATCGAATTGGCGTTTGGCGTGCCATCGGTGCACGTTCTGTTGATCTCCACCGTCAGTCCATCATCCAGCACTCGAGCCACCGGCCGCCCCGCCATGGCCACCCCGACAAGGCGCTCCCCGTTCGACAATCCGACCGAGAATTTGTGACCTCGGGGCGCCTTGTTATGTCGATGCAACTCGGTCACGAACGCGCATGCCTGCCTGAACGTCACCGGCACCACAGTGAGGCTCACCTCAGATCACTACCCTGACTCGGACGCCGGGGTCGCCGTCGCCCACCTTCGAGCCGGACAGGCGCACCACCTGCACGTCGTCCTCGTACACCCCGGCGTCGGTCAGCGCGTCCAGCACGTTGCGATAGAGCTTGTCCAGGTCCCCAGACCGGACCGCGACCGGATCCCCGGACAGCACGAACTCCAGGTCGACCGCCACCGGCCCATCCAGTGGCCACGCCTGCGTCACGCCGCGCATCTCCTGCTCGGCGCAGTACGCCACCAGCTTGCGCCAGCGCTTCGACGCCGGCGAGTCCTGCAGGACCGGGCGGCCGCCGGCACGGCCAGAGTTGACCACGTCCAGCGACCCCTTGGTCTTCGGCGGGCCGGACACCCAGAAGTTCAGCACCTCGACTCCCTGAATGCTCACGAGCCCTCGACCCGGTACAACCGCAGCTCGACATTCCCCGTGGCGCCGAAGTTCTCCGTCGTCATGCCGCGGATCTCCCATCGGCCCTCGACGCCCGGAAGCGTGTACGGCATGTTCGTGCGCAACTCGCCGGAGCCGCGACGGTCCGGAACGCTGGCCGCTGCGTAGTGCGCCTGGGCGAGGGCGGCCAGGGCCTGCACCACGGCAGTCAGAACCATCGTGCTTCCCTCATCGCGATCGATGGTCGCGTGCGCTTCCGCCAGCGCCTCGTCGCCCTTGCGCCGGTGCTCCGCTGCGTCCTCAGCCGGCATGACCGAGCACCGCCCCCCACATCGCCGCGGCCGCGCCCAGGATCATCAGAATCCCAGACGCGGTGACCACCACCCACGTCCGCTCGCTGATCATCGGGGCTTCACCGGGTGCGGCGTCGGGCGGGGCTGCGGCGGCAACGGCTTGGGCTGCGGGCGCATCGGCGGCGGTGGCTTCTGCGGGTTTGGTCGGTGACTCGACATGATCATTTCCCTTTCATCGTCCACGACCCGAGCAACGGGTCGATACGCTTGCTGGCCAGCACCAGACTGACCATGTTGGAGACCTCGCCCATGCGGGCGCCCGGCGGGACGTAGACCCGTAGACGCTCGGCCAGGGCTACCAGCTTCGGCGTCGGCGGCCGGGCCCGCCACGCCCGTTCCTTGGTCGCCGTCGCCTTCTCCGATGCGGTCACGTCGCCCTCGGCCCAGGCCATCGCGTACGCCAGATCCTCGACCCCGCCGACCACCTGACGCATGGCCACCGGTCCGGTCTTGCTCACCGACACCACGTCGAAGCCGAACCGCCCAGGCCCGCCTGCACCGCCCGAGAAATGGGTCAGCCACTGGTCGGCCCGCTTGGGCGCCCCGGGCACGATCATCAGGTACCGCTCGCCGGCCTCGATGAAGAACACGCCGGCCCGGGTCCGCAGCCACGCCATCGACGAGCCGGCGAACAGGTCAACCTCGGTCGCGATGAGCTTGCCGTCGCGACCCGCCAGCAACGCCGCCCGGGCGTCCTGCTGCCCCGGGGCCAATTCATCTGGATCTTCCAGTCCAATTTCCAGAATGTCCGCATCGAGTGGCTTCTTCTTCGGCGTGTCGTCGGGCGTCTCGCCGAACAGTTCGACCCCGGACACCAGCGAATGGGCCTTCGTCGCGCCCACCACGTCGAGCAGCAGCGCGTCGGTCTTGCCCGGCCACGGGCGCAGCGCCCGGCCGGCCATCTGGCGGTACAGCACCGGCGAGCGGGTCGGCCGGGCGATGACCACCCCGTCGGTCTCCGGATCGTCGAACCCCTCGGTGGCCAGCTGACAGTTGGCCAGGATTGGCGTCTCCCGCGCCCTGTACGCGTCCAGGACGGACTTTCGCTCCCCTGCGGCCATTCCCCCATGCACGAGCCCCGTAGGCCGTCCTGAGGCGTTCAGGGCGTCCGCGATGACCGACGCCGACGAGACCGTCGGCGCGAACAGGATGAGCTTGCGGTCCGGGGCGTGCTCGGCTACCGCCTTCGCGATGGCCTGCGGGGCGAGCGAGTCTTCGATGGCCTGCCCGAGGTCGCCTTCGCGGTAGTCGCCGCCGCGGCCCATGGTGCGCACCTGCGAGAGGTCCAGATCATCGACTTCGACATGCAGCCCGCGCGGTCGGACCAGGAAGCCCATGCCGATCATGTCGCTGATCGAGACCTGGTGGACGATGTCCTGCCAGACCGCGCCGAGCGCCTTGTCGTCGCCGCGCATCATCGTGGCCGTGAACCCGACGGCCACTGCCCCCTCGTCGGCCGCCACGCTCCCCATGGCCCCGTAATGCTCGAGCACCTGCAGGTACGTCGAGGCCACGGCGTGATGGCACTCGTCCACGATGATCAGGCCAACGTCGCGGATCATCCGCCGGCGGTTCTCCGAGCGCAGAGTCTGCACCGAGGCGCACACGATCCGGGCCAGGGTCTCGTTGGTGTTGCCCTGGACACGGCCGACCCGTTCGCCCGGAGCGACCGAGCGCATTTTGGCGATGGCCTGGTCGACGAGCTCGGTGGTGTGGGCCAGCACCAGCACCCGGGTATCCGGGCGCTGCGCCCGCCAGCGACGGGCGATGTGCGCGAAGCCCACGGTCTTGCCGGCCCCCGTCGGCCACACAACCGCCGGCCGACGCATCCCGCGCCCCAGCGCCGTGAACACGGCGTCCACGCCCTCGGCCTGGTAGGGCCGGAGCGACAACATCTGAGCGCTCACAGCGCCACCAGGCCCGCACGCGCCATACGCTCGGCGATGAGCGGCAGGTACGTCGCCTCGCGCTCGATGCCGATGCAGCGCATGCCCTCGGCCACGCACGCCTCGACCGTCGTGCCGGACCCGGCGAACGGCTCAAGCACGATCCCGTCGGCCGGCGTCACCAGGCGCACCAGCCAGCGCATCAGATCCAGCGGCTTCACGGTCGCATGCGCCACCCCGTCGACCTTCGGTCGCTCACGCGTCGGCGCCTTCGCCTGGTAGCGGAACACTGGAAAGAACCGCGAGGCAATCTCGCTCTGCTCGTCGAGCTCGCCCGCAGCCATCTCGTCCAGGACCACGTTGGCCGGCCAGCGGCCAGCGTCATGCGGCTCGAAGATGCGCTGGTCGCGCTGATCGGAACCGTAGATCGTGCCCTGATTCCCGCTCTGACCCTGCACCGTGCGCGGCACGTCACCTGCCACCCGGCAGGCGTCGATGTTGAGCGCCCCGGTCCCGTGCGCCAGGACGTTGGCGGCCACGGTCCCAACCAGCGGCTTGCGGGCGACCACGATCGGCTCGTGCGCCGGCTTCAGTGCCGTGCCCCACCCGGCCCAGCGCTTCGCGTCGTCAGTCGCGGGGGCGGTGAGTGACGATGCACCAGTGTTTCCGCCTTGATAGATGCCCTCATATTCGACGCCGGATATGGGCCGATGATTCGGATTAGCGCCGATCACTGCACGCTCAGCACAGGCCGCCTTGTCGATCGCCTTCGACACGTCCAACGACTTCGGGAAGCCGGAGCCGTACAGCCACGCGATCGAATCGCGGATCTCGAACCCGGCGTCCTCGATGGCGCAGGCCATCCGATGCGAGGTCCGCGTCCCGCCGAACGCCAGCAGGTGCCCGCCGGGCTTGAGTACACGCAGGCACTGCTTCCAGAGCTCGACGTTGTAGGCGATGCCGGACCGGTCCCAGGTGCGGCCCATGAAGCCCAACTCGTAGGGCGGGTCGGTGACGATCGAGTCGACGAGGCCATCGGCCAGTCCGGCCAGGACGTCGAGCGAGTCGCCGTTGTAGATCACCGCGCGCATCACGCCACCAGCAGCGCCGCGGCGCCCTGCGTCTCCAGAAACCGGACCCGACGCAGCGCGGCGTCGAGGCGACGGACGAGGTCGCGCTCAACCCGGCCCTCCCCGAACGCCAGGCGGTAGCGGTCCATGCGGTCTCTGGCCAACCACAGGCTGCGCTTGGCCACGTCCAGCTCGATGTCCAAAAGGCTCATGCTCGTCGTCTCCCCAACTCCGGTCATGCCCTGAACCCTACGAACGACCTAGTGACATGTCAAGTAGTCGAAGGGCCTGCGCCCGCAGCCCGTTGATCGTCCGCAGGTTGCGCCGAGCGCAGCAGCCTTCCCCGACCGATGCCAGATCCCACCGGCCCCAGCACGGGCATCCCCAGGGCTCGTCCTTCCCGCAATCCCGCCCCCGGGCCTCATGGCACCGGCACGGGTAAACCGAGCCCAGAGGCACCCGCGCGGCCACCCAGGTGCCGATCATCCCGCCGGTCGCCGATACCAGGCCGACTGCACCATGCGGTCCGGACGACTGCGCTGAGGCTCGAGCCGCAGTTCGACCTCGAGGTGCCCAGCTTTCGCCGCGCCGCGCAACAGATTCTTGATCGTCGAGACGGCGAGCCCGAGACGCGCGGTCTCGACGTTCGCCACGTCTGGACCGCGGACCCAGACGTCGGGCGGCAATGAATCCCAGAGTGATTGCCAAGCCGGCCCGATGCGTTCACCGAGGCTCGGATATCCGGGCGCGAAGTCTGGCGCTGATGTCGTCATAGCTGGCGACTCTAAGCGCCCCTAAGACTCAATGGCAATTTCTTCTTCTCAACCACCAACCCGGACAGCCCTGCCCGGTCGGGGGTGTCTGTAGACACACCCCCTGTCCGGACAGCCGTGGGAGAGGGGCGACGGACATGTCCCGGACAGCCCCTGTCCGGGGTCTGACCTGCGCTTTTACGCCAACCCGGACAGCACCCGGACAGCGGACAAGATCCATCTGTCCGATGATCTTGTCCGCCCCCCTTGTCCGGGGAGTATGCCCGAGTTTGTCACGACTTTTAGCCCATGATCGTTGATCTTGCGGACAGCGCCCAGAAGATGATCTACAAAGCCGCAGGTCAGACCCCGGACAGCAGTCATGGGATGTAGACCTCGGGACCGCCTTGTACAACCTTGTCCGGGTTGGCCGCCAAAACTGGCGCTCCGTCCATATCTATGAAGAAATAAGCCTCTCGACCAGACGCCTTTGCGATGCGACCCAGCTCCATGAGATCCGACCAGCCGCGACGCACCACTCGCTTCGTGGAGTCGTCGCTACCGAGTTGCAGTGCCACCCGGGCGTGCGTCTGCGCCTCGCTCCGGGTGAGTCCAGAGCCGACCGCGTCCATGAGCGCTCGGGCGATAGCGACCGCGCAGCGTTCCCGTAGCGACATGGGTACCTGCGTCGGCGACGTGAACGGACCCGCCAGGCTGGCCTCGGTCTCACCGATCAGCACCACGGAATCGCCCAGCGGATTCATAGTGAACCGGACGGACTCAGGGTCGGTGCCGTCCTTCTGCTTCGTCGATTTGAGCGTAATGGTCGTGCCCTGGCGGGTGACGTCCAGTTCGGTATCCATAGCACCCCGGACAGCGCTGGATCCGCGACCCAGATCCCCGCGCAGGCCGCGGTGGTGCACCAGCATGCAGCAGGCCCCGGTGGCCACCTTGATCTCGTCGAGGTCGGCGATGACCTGGCCCATCTCGGTGGAATCGTTCTCGTCCACGCCGACCGTGCTGCGCGCCTGGGTGTCGAAGATGATCAGGCCGAACCGGCGACGGATGCACCAGGCCTTCAACGCCTCCCACTCCGGCCCGCCGATCTGCACCGGGCGCGGGACGAAGGTGATGCCGGTGGAGTCCAGGCCATGGCGCTGGCACCATGCCCGTGCCCTCTTAGCCGTCCCCCGGGCGCCCTCGGCCACGATGTAGCAGACCTCTGTCCGGGTGACGGGTCGGCCGTGCCACGCCTGTCCGGTACTCACGCAGGCGCCGAAGTCCAGGACTACGAAGCTCTTCCCGTGTCCGCTGGGTCCGTTGATCCGCGCCAGACAGTCCATCTCCAGCCAGCCCTCGACCAGGGACACCGCCGGCGGCAGCGCCTCCATCCCCGCGTCGTCCAGCGCGACCTGATCAAAGTCGGTCACCACTGCGTTGCGCGCCTTCGCGCGCCGGCCCGCTTCCTCGCGCACCAGCAGCCGCGACAACTCGACGCTGACCGCAGATTCCCAGGCTGAGGCGACTTCGCCCTGCTCAATGGGTCCGTTGATCAACTTTTCAGCAACTTGCATCGATGTCCCGCCAGCCCCTGGACTGGTGAACGGGTTGGCCGGATCCTGCCCGGCCTGGTCAAAATCGGACTGTGCACCGCCATTACTTGACGCGTCAGAAATCCCAGGCGGAAATACCGGTGGCGTCCAGGCGGTACCGGTGATGCCCAGCGGCGGTGGCGGCGGCACGCCCAGGCCGGCCCGGCGCCCGATCGCGTTGCGCCACTTCTGGTCGGCCTCGGCTGCGGTGTACGGGCTCGAGCCGTTGGCGCTGGCGACCGCGCACGCCTGCATGAAGTGCGGGTAGGCGTCGTCGAGCGTGACCACGTTCCAGTCCGAGTTGCAGATCTCGACCAGACGCACGGCCACCCCGAACGCCACGTCGTCGCGTGCCCCCTCCGGCGCCCGGGCCAGCCGCTCCAACTCCTCCGCGAACACCTTGGTCAGCCATGAGTCCCAGAGATGGGAGACGCTGGCCGACGCCAGCAGCGCCGCACCGTCCGGAACCGTCGGCGTCGGCGCGGCTACCGGCTCCACCGGGCGCAGCATGTCCAGCAGCCACTCCGGCGCCGGCGACAGCGGGAAGTCCGCCAGCACGGTGTAGACGCCCTCGGGGCGCGACGATGGCGGCGCGACGACCTGCCCGCCGCGGCCGCGCACGTCGATCCCCACCGGCAGCCGGCCGGCCCGGCGCCCGTGCTGGGCGTTGCGCGGCTCGAAGTCGGCGGGCAGCAGGAAGTAGTAGTGCAGGCCGCCCGACGGCGTCCGGACGACGTAGGTCTCCGGCAGCTGTCCGTATGCGGCGACGAGGCCGGCCAGGGCCTGCATGCCGCCGTTGCCGGGGTCGATGTCGAGCACCCAGAGCCCGGAGACCAGGCCTGTGACGATGCCGACGTTCGCGTCCGGGTAGAGCGTCCACGCCGCCTGGACCTCGGCGGCGGTGCGCCGGCCTTTGTTGGGCCAGTCGGTCTCGATCGGCAACTTGGCGCCGGCGCGGACGGGCACGACCGCCCAGCCCCGAGCCACATACGTCGCCGCAATCGATGCCGTATCGTTCGGATAGGTCATGCGAAATTCGCCTTTCGCCGTGACGACGTCGAGCCCGGTGCGCGCCTGCGCCGGGCTTCGTCATGTGTATGGGGCCTGTGGGGTCAGACGCTACGCCTGCGCCGGGCTCAGGCCAGCTTGCTCGGGTCGATGGCCCCCTTCTCGCCGGGGGCTCGACGAAGGCCTTCCTCGAGCAGGGGCAGGCCGAGATCGATGATCTCGCGCATGACGCTGGCCTGGGACAGGCCGTACTCTTCGTGCAGTGCGACGACGCGGGTTTTACGGTCGGGGCGCACAAGGGCCACGAGCTGCTCGGTGAACCGTGCCGCCACCGCCCCGCGCCGTCCGCCGGTCGCCCCAGGCGACGACTGTGAAACTGCTGCTCTCACCATGGGCGGGACACTACTTGACGTGTCACTAGGTGGTCAACTACCGTCCACCGTCATGAGCGCATCCAGAGGCCCCGTTCTCGCGTCGTACCTGAAGTCGACGGAGCGGATCAGCGATACCGAGCTCGCCAAGATCATCGACTACGCCTTCCGCAGCGGTAACGAGTGGACCTGGACCCGATCCAGCGGAATCTGGAAGATCCACCTGGGCGCCGCGCAGCAACTGCCAGGCGACGTCGCATCCAATCCCTCGCGCATCATGACCGTCCGGCTCGAGTCGTCCGGCTCCGTGCCCACGCTGAAGTCCGAGCCGACCAGGGTGGCGATCAACGCAGCACTGCGGTGGATGCTGCTGGTCGGCGCCATCGACCACCACCCCGATGACCCGCAGGCCGCCTGATGAGTTCCGCCGCGCAGATGCTGCGTGCACGTCAGGCCAAACTTCTCGCCGCCGGCCCGCACGGGGGTGGCCGACCACCCAGGCCCCGCCGCGAGCTACGCACCATCGACCTCGAGCCGCTCTTCCCGTGGAAGCTGCACTACTTCAACCCCACTCCGTGTCCCGACGCGCCCATCCACTCCATGACCAAGGATCAGATGGGTGCCACTCCCGTCGCCCACTCCACGCAATGCCGCACCTGCTGGGGCTGGGTCGACGACCCGCGGCACCTGACACCCACGCCCAACCGCGACCTCGAGCCGGTCACCTGGTACCCGCGTCGGCGCCGGTAAGTGACCACTTGACATGTCACTAGGTCTCTCGGTAGCGTCACCGCTCGTGACCACAGAAACCGAGACCGAACCGGCCGCCCAGCCCATCGCGGCACAGGTGAAAGAGATTCAGGAACTGCACGTCCAGCAGCGCCGCGACGTCCTGCTGGCCCCATATGCCGAGGTCGGCGCCGAGGTGCCGGACAAAGAGCACACCGTCCGGATCATTGAGTCCGCGATGATGGCACTGGTGCAGGCGTGGCGGGCCGAGGCCGACCTGCTCGAGGTGGCCAAGCGTCGCGGCTGGAAGTCCACGTGCGAGGAGATCCGACGCAGCGCGGCACGCCTGGCTGGCTTCGCGCACGGCTTCGCAGACTCGCTGGACGACGCCATCCCCAACTACGCCGAGATCGGCGCGCGTGCCGCCGGATACGAGGGTCTGGCCGCCGCGAAGGCCGACCTCGAGCCGCTTGACCACGAGCCTCAGTGCGCCTGCGGGCACCCGAACTGCGCAGCGCTCAGCCTCGCTGCGGCCATCGACGCCCAGCAGGAGGGCTGCAGCCACCCCGCCGACCAGCGGTCCACGCTCAAGTCGGGCGCGGTGCTCTGCACCCTGTGCCAGGCCAGTCTGCCCCCGACCGTCTGGGACCGCTTCGCCAACACCCCGCAGAGCTCGCCGGCGCTGACTGCCGACAACTTCCTGCCCGCGGAGCCCCACGTCCCGCATCACCTCGGCGACGTGGTCACCGTGGCCGGAGTCCAGTTCGCGAAGATTGGCGACTCGCCGTTCGGCGACGAAAGTGAGGCGGCCAGCGTGGTCAGCGAGCTCATCCCCAACCCGTTCACCAGCCCTGGCAAGCCGAGCAGCCGGCCCGACGTGAAGCGCCTGGGCTACCAGGATCTGGGCCAACTCATCTCGGTCACGTATCCAGCGCCGCGGGCCCACCTGTCCCACTCCTACGTGGAGACCGTCGAGAAGTGCGGCCTGTCCGCCCTGCTGTCCGACGCGAGCCGGGCCGGCCACCTCGGGCCGCGGCGCCCGTCCTGGTCGCTGATCGGCGGCACCGCGTTCCATCTGGCCATCGAGTCGATCGAACGGGCGGCCATCTCGATCGGCGGCGCCGCCCCGGTCCCCGACGGCGCCACCGGCGACTGGGCAGCCATGTGGGACGAGGCGCTGAACCAGGCCATCGCCGACGCCGAGGCGCAGTTGGCCGGCACGCCCTACGCCAGCAACTCGACCTGGCACGTGGCCAACCGCGGCCTCGAAGGTTACGACTGGTGGCGGGTTGAGGGCCTCGCGATGATCGAGCGCTACGTCAAGCATCACGACGACGCGTGGCGGGCCAAGCACACACTGCTGCAGGTCCCGAGCGAGCCGACCAACGCCAACTCGCCGCGCGTGCCGGTGCTCGAATTCGCCTACGCCACCGTCATCACGCCGCCCGGCGGCAGTCCGATCACCGTCGAAGGGCGCATGGACGCCGCGTGGATGAGCCTCGACCAGGCCGAGTACCCGGCGGCCACGCTGGAGATCGTCGACCACAAGGCCGGCAAGTCTGTCCCGACCGACCCGTTCCAGCTGCGCCAGTACGCCGACGTCCTGCGCTCCACCTATCTGCCGGCCAACTTCGGGCTGCGGATTGTCGGGCGCTGGTGGCTGGCCCGCAAAGGTCTCTACACCGCGCCGATCATCCTCTACCCGATCCACGGCCGCGCCGAGATCGACTACCGCTACCGGGCGGCGCAGCGCGTCATGGCCAACGCCGCCTTCACCCCCAGTCCGAGCAACATGTGCAGCAGTTGCGGGCTGGTCGACTACTGCCCGACCCAGGCGAATCGAGACGCGTCGTGAAGACAACTATGAAATGCCCGGTCCTGGAATGCGAATGGGAACTCGACACCACCCCGCCGGACACCGCGCCCGGGGCCCTCGCCGACGTCTTCGGCTGGGGCGTCGTGGCACTGCACCACCGCAACACTGTGGCCACCAACAACGAGCGCAAGGCCGAGGCCCACCTGCAGAGCCACACCGTCATCGAATGGATGAATACGGTCAACGCGCTGCGCGAGGCGCTGGCCGGCCAGATCGCCATGACCATCGAGGTATCCAACGCGTTCCAGGGGATCACATCATGAGCAAGAACGACGATCTACGCAACGACCCGGACGTGCGCGAGGCGCAGCGCATCATCGACGAGGCCGCGGCCAAAGCACGGAAAGCCGAGGCCGACCGCGAGGCCCAGCGGATCGCACGCGAAGACTTCGACCGACGCAACAACGGACGGGGCTGACGTGCTCGCCATCGACCCCAACGCGCCCCAACACGGCCTGCCGGTAGGCCCTGCGCTCATCCTGGCCCTGCTGGTGACCGGCGCGCTCGTCCTGCTGCTTCGACGCAAGCGCGGCCGCTGGTGAGCGATAAGCGCAAGCGCGAGGCGCCAGCAGCAATTCATCCCATCTGCGTCCAGCTCCACCAGATGCGCCTCGACCTTCGCCTGACCCAGGACGAGGTGTCCCGCCGGTCCGGAGTCTGGCAGTCCTCGATCAGCGACTACGAGACCGGCAAGTCGCAGCCAACCCTGGATAGCCTCGACGCCTGGGCGTCCGCGTTAGGCCTCAGACATCACTTGACACTTCACTTCACGGCCGTTGGTGAGCGCGATGAAGCCCTGCCCGTTCTGTGAGATCTCCCGCGATTTCCGCAAGGCGATAACGCCACTGATTCAGATCACCCGCAATGTCCTGATCATCGAGCCGCGCAACCCGGTCACGCCCGGGCACGCGCTCGTCATCTCGCGGGTCCATGTGGCCAACTTCGCCCTTGACCCGGTCGTCTTCGCCGCGCTGGCCGGCGAAGCGGCCGAGTTCGTTCGCAGCCTGCGTGAGCCGAGCGACTGGAATCTCATCACGTCGATGGGGCCCAGCGCCACGCAGACCATCGAGCACCTGCACATTCACCTGGTACCCCGCCGCGAAGGCGACGGGCTCCGTCTCCCATGGAGCCCGTCAGATGGCCAGTGAAATCCTCGACGCCATCGGGCTGCCGTGGCTGGACTACGACCTCAGCGTCTACCACTGCCCGCGCTGCCACGGCGTCGTGCGGATCTACGACAGCGCCAGCACGACCGATGACGTCGAGGCCATCCTGGCGTGGCACAACGAGGTGCACCACGCGCCAGAGCGCTTGACACGTCACTAGGTTTTCAAGTAGCGTCACATTCGTTGACACAGTCGTTCCAACACTGAAAGGTCTGACCATGACCAACCCGTTCAGTTCCCCGGCCGCCCCGGGCGCCCCCGAGCCGGCCCCCCGGCCGCGCGACCTGGTGGGCTGCCTGGTCGCCTACAGCCCACGCGAGTTCACCCCGGCCGGGGCGCCCGGCAACACCGAGGGCTACGACAAGGGCGACCCCCACGACCGCGTCACTGCCGACCTGATCGTCCTGGACACCAACGGGCAGGCCATCGCGTTCGGCGGCTTCCCCGAGGTCGACGCGAAGCCCCGGCCTCACCACCTGACCGTGATCGGGCCGGCGCGCTTCGACGGCGTCTGGATCGGCAACTCGACCATCGTCAAGGCGCTGGCACCCAACGGCCAACCCCTGATCGGCCAGCTGATCCTGGGTCGGATCGTGCGCTCCGAGTTCGGGCGCAAGCCGTTCAACCTGGACGCGGTCGATGGCACGCCGCTGATGCAGCGCGCCATCGAGATCTACACCAACCTGGCCGCCGGCCAGCTGCAGTACAACCAGCCGCAGCCCATTCCGGGCGTGCAGCCACCGACCAAGGCCAACCCTGCCGGCCTGCCCATGCCCCCGGCCAACTCCGTGTCCTACGGCTACGCCCCCGCGGCGGCCACCCCGGTGCCCATGCCCCCGGTCGCCCCGGCTCCGGTCATGCCGCCCATCCCGCAGGCTCCGCCGGCGCCAGTCGGCCCGGAAGCCACTCTGGCCGCCGCCGGCTTCGCCCCGATCCCCGTGGCTCCGCCCGTCCCGCAGCCCCCCGTCGCGCCAGCCAACGGCACCGGCTGGGGCATCGCCAACCCGATCCAGCAGGGCCACCTGACCGCCCAGGGCTGGACGGTCGAGACCTGGGCCAGCCTGCTGCCCCAGCAGCAGGCGCAGGTGCTCGCCACCGTTCCCGCATTCTGACCTGACCCGCTACTCCACGAGTTCGCCCCGCCGGGCGACGACATGGGTCTCGCCCGGCGGGCGCTTTGGACAGGAGATGGACGACATGCTCAGGACGCTGATTCTGCTGGTGACCCACTGCTCGGTCTTCGCGGCCGGCGCGGGGATGGCCCTGCTTCACCGCCGTGCGGTGCGCGACATGGACGACGGCAACCAGCGCGCCGAGGCGACCTCGGACCTGGCCGCCCAGCATCGGGCCGCGGTCGCCGCCGGTGTCGGTCGCCACCGTGCCCGCCCCGTCACCGCGTTGACCGCGGTCCAGCCGGCCATCTACGTCGCCCCGACCACGTTGATCGGGGCGACCCTGCGCGAGGCCGAGGTCATCCTGGCCACGCGACGCGCTCAGCGAGTCCAGGAACGACGCGCGTTCGTGGACGTGATGACCACCCTGGTCGGCCCAGCTCGCCTGCGTGTGCACGCGATCGGGCGCCAGTACGCAGACGTGCGCAGCGCGAGGTCGGCGGCATGAGGCGCGACGAGGTGACCGAGCTCTTCAGGCGCGCCGGCTGGACGCTGGTCGGCGAGAAGAACCACTACAAATGGCGCTGCCCGCATGGCTGCTGCCAGATGACCACGTCGAAGACCAACAACGACAGGTCGCGCTGGCGCAACGTCCTGCGGGACATGAAGCACTGCCGAGGCGCGCCTGCGACGCTCAGCCCGGCAGAATGACAGACAGGCCGACCAGCACCAGCCCAAGCCAGCCCCAGCCGAACCAGGCCAGCGGGCGCGGTGCGCCACCGGCGCCAGGCGAGCCGGCGAACGCGGCCACGCCCCAGCAGAGGGTGGCCAGAATCCACAAGATCATATCCAAGGTGCTCATAACGATGCCCCTACCCGCAATGCAGGTAGGGGCAAACAGCGCCACGCCACGGCGCGCTAGTCGCTCGCGCTCTCCAACTCCGCCCGACGACGCGCTCGACGCGTCCGCTGCTGGTTGCCCCCGCGCCCCGTGCTCGCCCCCATCTCCTTCATGATCCGCGTGATGGTCGTCGGCGAGCCGTAGCCGGCCGCGACGGCGAGCTCGGTGTAGGTTAGTCCGCGCGCAGCGCCCAGCACGATGGCCGGCGACAGCGCGTCTTCGACCTCGGCCAGCGCGCGCACCAATTCGCGGCGCAGTCGACCCAGCGCTGCCAGGTCCAGGTCGGCAACGGTGCGCGCGTTCACGTAGAGCGCGACCAGGTCCCGCGCATTCAGGTTGGTGTCATCCATGCAGCCAGGGTAGGTCACGAGCGGATGTCAAGCACGTCTTTCGCCTGATGTCGCTACTGTCGTGAACCCGACAGTTCTTCTACCCCCGATCGGATACCGCTGGTGTCATCCGTGCGTTATACTAAGAGGAGAGCAAGGGAGAACTACAGACGAACCGGGGCTCCGCCCCGATCGAAGGCCAGGGAGTTCAACCCGGGCACGCGGTCGGCAAGCCAGAGAACCAGCCCGGGGAGACATTGAATCCGACGCAAACAGTC